GGAGAGCGGGTTGACGATGGCGGCCGAGGCCATCGAGAAGGCTTTCCCGCAGCTCAGGGCCGGCGCCTTGGTGCGCTACGGCAAGGGGATGAAGGAAGGTTGGTTCTGCCGTACGGCTGAACCCTTCGGCCGCATCCATACCTTCCGCTTCTGGGCGCCTGGCAAGACAGACCCAGATGTCGACACCGCCCATTGCGTCGAGATATTCGGCGGCGGCTCGCCTCGCCAGTTCGGCGCCTTCGGGGCGCACACGCGCGACAAGGCGGGCGACGTGGTGGTCGAGTACGGCTGGGCTGAAGACAAGTCACCGCTGACGGTGCCGCTCGCCGACCTGCCAGAGCTTAGCAAGGCCGACTTCTTCAAGATCGCCGAGATCGCCGAGGCGACCTTGCGCAAGCTCGGCTTCGAGCAGGTGACGCGCTCGACCAGTGGCGAGAGCGAGGCCGTCAGGGTCTACGACCTGACCGACGACATGGTCTTCGAGTGCAATGACGAGATCACCCGCTCGCTCGCCGAGCTGCGCGAGATCGCCGGCACCGAGGGCCTGCGCTGCTCGGCCTTGTGGCTGGAGCCGGGGCGCGGCCACTCGCTGACGCGCTGCCTCGTCGGGCGCTCGCATAGCGGGCAGTTGACGATCTGGGACAGCGCGAGCGGCGTGACGCACATGCCGGCCGACGCCGATCCGGGCGACCTGCCGGCGGCTGCCGCCCAGATCGACACCGACGCCCTCGCGGCGCGCCTGATCCGCCTGCGCGACCTGGAGAGCGAGAAGAAGGCCCGTCGGCGGGCCAAGCTCTCAGCCGACGACGATCACACAGTAGCGGCAGCCAAGGCGACGCAGACGTGGGCGCTCTGCCCCGGCCAGCAGGCGAGCGTCGTCCCCATCTGGGCCGACGCCATCGGCGAGGGGGTGATGACCGTCACCAACTTCCGCCACATGCTGGCGCCGTGGACCGGGCACGAGACCGGCCCGCGCGGCGGCGACATCAAGATCAGCCCCGTCGACCTGTGGCTGGCCAGCAAGGACCGCCTGACGCTGGAGGGGCAGCGCCTGCGGCCTGACATGCCCCGGCCGACCTACGAGGAGCGCGGCAAGCTCTACAGCAACGTCTACAAGCCGGAGTTGCACCCCGAGAGCGGCGGCAATGCGTGGGGTGGCATCGAGCTACTGGAGCAACTGCTGCCCGAGCAGGCCGAGCGCGAATGGTTCACCCGCTGGCTCGCCTACAAATGGCTCCACCCGGCGACGCCGGGGCCAGCGGTGCTGATGGTGGCCCGCCGCTTCGGCACGGGACGCGGCACGCTCGGCGAGCTTATCAAGCGCATCTTCGGCTCGCGCTACGTCAACGAGCTGGGCTTCGACCACTTTGTCGGGCGTACGACGCAATCGCAATACACCGGCTGGCAGGCGGACAGCCTCGTTGTGCTGGTCAATGAAAGCTCGACGGCCGACAACGGCTCGACCTTCAGGACAAAGCACGACACCTACGAACGGCTGAAAGAGATCGTCGAGCCGCGCCCGCGCGAGCGGCTGATCGTCGAGAAGTACACCAAGAGCTATCGGGCGCTGACGCCGGCCTCATATGTGATCTTCACCAACAACCCCGACGCGCTGCCGTTGCCACCAGAGGATCGCCGCTTCGCCGTGCTCGCCAACGGCGACCCTCGCGACGTCGAATACTGGGAGAGCATCAACGCCTGGATGGGCGAGCCCGAGAACGTAGGCGCCTTCGTGCGGTGGCTCGAAGCCTATGACATGGCGGACTACTCACCTTTCGCCGTGCCGATCAAGACAGCCAGCAAGGAGGCGATGAGCGGCTTCGCCCTGTCACCGATCGACCTGGCGCTGGAGGAGGCGCTGCGCGAGCTGCCGGGCGAGCTGGTGCTGCCCGACCAGCTCCTGAGCGCGATGCGCAAGCTGCGCGATGAGCACAGCTACGACTTCCCCGAGCGGTGGGAGGTGGGGGCCAAGCGCGCCATGCAGAAGCTGCTGCTGCGCGTCGGTGAGAAGGACGGCCCGAGCTGGGTGCTGAAGGTCGACAGCAAGCGCCACCCGATCTACGCGAGGACGCGGCAGCACTCGGCGAAGTGGGCTGTCGTCGACGCCGACGACAGGCGCCGCGAGGTGCTGCGCAACGGTGCGCCGGGCAGCGACAAGAGCGTCGCCGAGGCGCTGGCGAAGCTGAAACTGGCGGTCGACAACTCGAAAACGTAGGTACGCGGCGTAGGTACGCGGCGCGGCGTAGGTACGCGGCGTGCTCAAAATGTGGCAAGCATCGTACCTACGTACCTACGCCGTACCTACGGAAACCGTCGTCGTAGGTACGGATCACCGCGCTGATTTGTCAGGTGTTTTAGCTCTATCGTACCTACGTACCTACACTGCACTGACAAAGGATAAGGGCACATATAAGAGTGTCTTATGTCTTATAGCAGAGAGATATAGAAAACCGTAGGTACGTAGGTACGCCAAAGAAAAAGCCCGACCTCGCGGCCGGGCTCGATGGCGACGATGAGGGCTTCGATCAGCCGTGGTAGAAGGGGTGGAAGCCAGGGTAGCGGGGAGTGAAGGCGCCGCCCCGCGACGGGACGCTGTAGGCTTTGGCGATCTGCTCGAAGATCACCTCGGGCTCGTAGTTGCAACGCTCCATCGCCTCGACCTCGCGCCCGATGAAGCCGGCGACGACAGCACCAGCACCGGGGGTGTTGTAGGGCAGGTCGAGCTGGCGGGTGCTGGGGCCCTCCTCCAGCACCAGGACGAGGCCACCGCCGCGCGGGCCGTGGTCGGTGAGGCGCAGGGCGCCGTCGGCGTAGAGGATGGGAGTGAGGGTGGTCATGGGTCAGTCCTCGAAGTTGGTCGGGAAGAAGTGCGCGAGCACGGGGAAGAAGGCGAGGGCAAGGATCACGATGATCCCGAAGGTGACGAGTTCGGCGCTCATGTCAGAAGCCGCACGCCTTGAGGAAGCGCTGCCCGTCGAAGTTGGGGTTCTCGGCGCGGAAGGTGGTGCAGAGGTTGCTGGCTACATTGCGCAGCGCCACCTTTACGGCGGCACGCTGGGCGAGGTCCCAAGGGCTCTGGTTTGCTGTGGTGACTTCGGCTGCGATGTCGCGGGCGATCGCCTCGAAGTGCTTCTTGGAAAGGGCCATCTTGATCTCCTGTCGTGTGGCTACGGCGTCTCAGCGCCGATGACCACCCTTATAAGGTACCGTGACGGTACCGTCAAGCGTCTTGTTGAAACAAAATGCAACCGCGAGTATCTTCAGCCTCATGTCCACACCTGACGCCGTAACCACCGCCCAGCTACGCAAGGCCAAAGACCCCGCACGGCTTGGCATCAGCCGCACGCTGCGCCGCGCAGTCGGCGGCCCCGACGAGAGCGCCCCGAAGCGCATAGGGCGCCCGACCGACTATGACCCGTTCATGGTGGCCGAGGCCGCCGGCATGGCGCAGATGGGCGCCACCGACGCCGAGATATGTGCAGCCGTCGGCATCACGCACGATACGTTCTATCGCTGGGTGCGTAGCGTGCCCGGCTTTTCTGACGCCATCAAACGGGGCGAGGTCCACAACGACCGCGTCGAGCGCACGCTTTTGCAGAAAGCGCTCGGCGGCACGAAGAAGACTGTCACCGTCGACAGCGACGGCCGGCGCGTCGAGAAGATCGAGGAAGTGGCCGGCGACACGACCGCGCAAATCTTCTGGCTCAAGAACCGCCGCCGCGATCGGTGGGCGGATCGCCAGGAGCACGAGCTCGTTGTCCCGGTCGACGACAGCGTCAGCCCCGAGGAGCAGGACACGCGCAAGCTGGCCCTGGCGATGATCGCCCTGATGAACGAGGCGGCCGAGCAGCCCCTGACACTCGACGCTGTTGCGTCGTACGACCAACCAATGGAGGCCGACGATGGCGACCAGGAAGACTGGGCCGGCGAGCCTGAAGACCTCGATGTCTGATCTTGGCGATGGCCTCGCATCAGCGTATACCGAACGCATGGCCGAGCGAACGGCCCGCGACGCGAAGCTCAGCGATGAGCAGCGCGTGCTGCTGAAGCTGGACGAGGAGAAGATTACCGATGACCGAGAGCCCCACCTCATCCTCCCCGCCGGCCAGGGTAACTAGCCTCGGCTTCGAGCAGGCCCGCGTCCCGTTCAAGGTCGGCCAGCTCCGCTCGAAGACCTGGAAGGCACCGTTCACGCACGGCATGACCGACATCTGGCGCCGCCGGTGCATCGAATACTGGGAGCGCATCGAGAAGCGCTACGGCGTGATCCTGAGCGAGCCGCGCTACGACTGGGTCGACGATCCGGTGCACGGGCCATGCGTCACCACGTTCGCCACGCCGCTCGCCATCATCCCCGGCGAGCGCTTCGAGCTGCCTGAAGGCGCGAGGATGGACAATTGACCGCTGACACATCCCCGCCATGCCGCGTCTGCGGAAAGTCCGTGGCAGTGTGGCGCACCGAGCATCCCGAGCAGGCAATCTGCATGGACTGCTGCGGTGACGCCGAGCACCCCGACGGCGAGCACGGCCACCAGTACGAATACGAGCGCGAAGGGCACATGTGCCGCTACTGCGCTGCGCCGCCCCCTAGCGATTGGTATTCGGAATGAAGCGCGACAGCTACACCGCCAAGCAGGCGGCCGAGTTCCTGCGCGGGCTCGACGATCGCCCAGACCTCGGCAACAACAGCCTCGCCATCGCGATGGGCGGCGGGCACGGTGCCAAGCGTGCCAAGGATGTGCTGGCCGCAGTGCGCCGGTTGATCTCGGAGCACGACAGCATGGCGCCGCACCCGTTCGGAGACAGCGCAGCATGACATGGAAACCAGAGCGCGGGGATCGTGTGCGCAAGAAGCGGGGCTCATCATGGCAGGGCCGCGTTGTCGGCTTCTACTCGACTTCGCTGACGCCTTACGGTGTGTGCGTTGAGAGCGAGCGCGAGCCGGGATCGGTGCAGATATACCCAGTCGAAGCACTGGAGCCGGTGTCAGAGTGATCGACCTCGCCGAAATGGAAGCCCGCATCAAGGGCATGAGCCCAGCCAAGCGTGCGGAGCTTTCGCACCTGGCTCGGCACCAGCTCGCCCGTGCGTGGCTGCCGCAGCCCGGCCCGCAGTCCGACGCCTACTTCGCCGAGGCTGATGAGACGCTCTACGGTGGCGCGGCCGGCGGCGGCAAGACCGACCTGCTGCTCGGGCTGGCAACCACCAGGCACCTGCGCAGCGTCATCTATCGCCGCCAGTCGACCGACCTGTCGACCATCTGGAACCGCCTGATGGCGATCACCGAGGGGCGCCGCACCAAGATCAACGCCTCGACGCGCAAGATGAGCCTCGCCGATGGGCGCTTCATCGAGTTTGGCCACCTCGAAAAGCCCAACAGCGAGAAGACCTGGCAGGGCAACGCCCACGACCTCTACGGCTTCGACGAGGCCGCCCAGCTCGACGAGGCCAAGGTGCTGTTCGTCATCCAGTGGCTGCGCTCGACCGCCGAGGGGCAGCGCAAGCGCGTCGTGTTCGCCACCAACCCGCCCATCCCCGAGTTCGATGCGAGCGGCCAGCTCGTCGACACGGGCACCGGTGCGTGGTTGAAGGAGTGGTTCGGGCCGTGGCTCGATGACCGCCACCCGAACCCCGCCAAGGCCGGCGAGCTGCGCTGGTGCTACATGCGCACCGATGGCGACCGATACACCACCGTCTGGGTCGACGGGCCGGGCGCCTATGACGCCGAGACCGGCAAGGAGCTGGTCGGCTACACTCAGGCCGACGTCGAGGGCGGCAAGGTGTCGGTGGCGATCTCGCGCACCTTCATCAAATCGCTGCTGAAGGACAACGCCTTCCTGCGCAACACCGGCTACGCTGCCAAGCTCTCGAACACGCCCGAGCCGCTGAAGTCGCTGCTGCTCAACGGCACCTTCACGCTGAAGGTCGAGGATCACCCGTTCCAGGTTATCCCGACGCAATGGGTGCTCGAAGCGCAGGAGCGGTGGCACGACCGCAACCGCGCCGGCGGCATCCACCTGCTCAAGCAGCTTGTGCTCTCGGGCGACGTGGCGCAGGGCGGCATGGACACCACGGTGCTCGCCAGCCTGCTGGAGACCGACTACTTCGAGGAGCCCTTCGCCCAGCCCGGCCGCCTGACGCCGACGGGCAACGAGATCACGAGCCTGATCCTCGTCAAGCGGCGCGACGGCTCGCTCGTCGTGCTCGACGGCACCGGCGGATGGGCTGGATCAGCGCGCGACCAGCTCGCCAACGACCACCAGATCACCGCCGAAATGTGCATCGCCAGCGAGGGTGCGCACGAGTGGACGGACGACAACCGCTACAAGCTGGTTACGGTTCGCACCGCCATGTGGTGGGGCTTCCGCAAGGCGCTCGACCCCAAGTCGCAGTTCAAGATCGCGCTGCCGCCCTCGTCGCGCCTGACCACGCAGCTCACCACCCCGCTGTTCTTCATCCGCAAGAACGAGCTGTGGGTCGAGAGCAAGGACGAGGTGCGCAAGCGCCTGTCGGGCTCGTCGACCGATGAGGCCGACGCCGTCATCCAGGCGTGGCGCTACCGCGACCAGGCCCTCGCCGATCGCTTCCGGTTCGTACCGGATGTCGTAGCTCGCATCGTGCACGGCGCAACGCCAAAGACGATGCGTGAAATGCAACACCAGGCCGTCGAGTTCGACGACCCTTTGAAGGATTTCAGGTGATGTGGGACTTACTGTTTCAGGGCCTAGCGATCATCGCCGTGCTCGTGGTTCTCGCGGCGTTTGTGCTTGGCGCGCTGATCTTTTGATCGAGATCAAGCCCGCCAACCTGCGCGACGCGAGCTGGCTGATGGCGAACCTGCGCGCCGCCGATCGCGAGGAGACCTTCTGCCAGCTTCCCGACGGCATCCCGACCGCCAAGCTCGCCGAGTGGTTCATCGTGGGCGGCGACGCCTTCATCGCCTACATCCGTGACAAGCCGGCGCTGCTGTTCGGCACGACGCGCATTCACGTCTGTGCCATGTCGATCTGGGCGCTCGGCACCGACAAGGCCGAGCGCACCATCCCGGCGGTGAGCCGCTTCCTGATCGAGCACGCCATCCCCTGGCGCCTCGACGAGGGCTTCACCTGCATGGAGGCCCGGAGCCTTGAAACGCACCACGACGCCCACCGCTGGATGGAGAGCATGGGCGGCGCGCGCCACGGCGAGCCCTACCTCTACGGCAAGGGCGGCGAGCGCTTTGTCACGTACCGCTGGACGGTATCCAGTTACCGCGCTATAAGCCAAAGCAGATGGTCAGGCTCGGTACCGCAGGAGTACGCCAACGATGTGCCCCCCGAAGACAGCGATGCCGCAGCCGATTGCAGCGAGCCCAGCTCCGACCCGTGATGGCGTAGCCGCCTCTGTCGACCCGACCAAGCTCGCCGAACAGTCGCGGATGCTCGCGCAGAAGCGACAGGGCGTATTCGGCAACATCAAGACGACGCCGCTCGGCGATGCGTCGTACGGCACGAGTTCGCAGGCACGCTTCTGATGGTGCAACTCGTCTGCATAGTTGCGGGGGCATTCATCGCGGTGACAGCACTTAACATGCGCATGCACGCCTTCGAGAAGACGCTGCTTTGCGCGCTAGGTGCTGCACTTGTATTCGCTGGAATACAGGGCATTGTGTTTCAGGGTTTGGAGGTCAGCGTATGAGCGGCGTCGTCCAAGACCTTCTCGACGAGTTCGACGGCATCGCCTCCGGCCGCTCGCGCTGGGAGCGCTACTGGCGCCAGATCAGCGCGTGGGTGCTGCCGCAGACCGACCAGTTCGACCAGATGTCGCAGCGCTCCGACAACTCGGCGATCGACGCCGTGATCGGCACGCCTGTCGCCGCCGAGCGCTCGCGCAACATCTACGACATGACCAGCCTCTGGGCAATCGACCGCCTGACCTCCGGCCTGGTCTCGCTGAAGACGCCCGAGAGCGACAACTGGCACGACCTCGACCGCGACGACGACTTCAACTTCGAGCCGGCGAGCCACGAGGAGCGCCTGGCGCTGGAGCGCCTGCGCGACTACCTGTTCAAGATGCGCGCCAACCCCAACTCGGGCTTCTGGCCGAGCCACAAGGCCGCCGTCAAATCCATGTGCGCCTTCGGCGACGGGTGGCAGTTCATCAAGGAGGAGAGCGGTAGCCGCACGCCGTTCTCGTACCAGTTCATCCAGCTTCCTGAGGTGTTCCCGGCGGTCGGCCCGAACGGTCGCCCGAACCGCATGTTCCGTCCCTTCCTGTGGACGGCGCACCAGATCGCTACCGAGTTCGGCGACAAGGCCGGCACGAAGGTGCTGGACATGGCGAACGATCCGAAGCGCAAGCATGAGCGTGTGCGGATCATCCATGCCGTGCGCCCCCGCTCCGACGAAATGCGCAACAAGATGGGCGTGCAGGGCGCGCAGTACGCGAGCTGGTACTTCCTGCCCGAGGACAAGCACCTGATCGGCGAGGGCGGCTTCTGGGAGTTCCCCTTCACCCGCTACGCCTGGTCCAACCAGGGCCAGCGCCCCTACAGCGAAGGCCCCGTCGCCTACGCGATCTCCGAAATCCAGTCGCTGAACGCGCTGGCGCGCGACGAGCTGATTGCCGCCGGCCAGTCGCTCCGCCCGCCGCTCGGCGTCGTCGGCAAGAACTTCGGCCGCATCAACTTCAACCCCGGCGCCATCAATCCGGGGCTCGTCAACGGTGACGGGCAGCCGCTGTTCGCCGCGCTCAACGCCGGCTCGCGCCCCGACTTCGCGGCCGCTGTCATGCAGCCGCGCCGCGACGCCATCCGCGAAGCGCTCTATCTGAACCTCTGGCAAATCCTGATCTCTGACCAGAAGGCCGGCCCCGAGACCGCGACCGAAGCAATGCTGCGGGCGCAGGAGAAGGGTGAAATGCTCGGCCCCGTCGGCATCAGCCTGAACGAGGGCTTGAGCGCCAACGTCGACCGCGAGGTCGGCATCCTCAACCGCAAGGGTGCTTTCAACCCCGGCTCGCCGCTCGAAATGCCCGAGAGCCTGTCGGGCGCCGAGATCGCCCCGCAGTTCACCAGCCCGCTCGATCGCCTCCGCAAGGTGAGCCAGATCGTTGGCGCCCAGCGCACGCTGGAACTGGCAATGGCGCTGGAGCAGAGTAAGCCGGGCGTACTCGCCCGCATCGACACCGACGTGATCCTCGAACTGGCGCAGGACGTCTACGGCGCACCGGCCAAGATGCTGCTAAGCCGTGATGTCGGCAAGAAGGCGGCCGAAGCAGCGACCCAACAGAACCAGATGTCGACCGCTCTCGGCGGGGCGCAGATGGCCGGCGATGCCGCGCGCTCGGTCGGCGAGGGTGCGCAGGCAGCAGCCGCCGGCACGCAAGCATTGCAGGCCGCGCCGGCGTTGGCCCAGGCGCTTCAGCGCGCCACGCAGCAGGCCGCGTAAATGCGGAACGTGCTCGATGCGCTACCGGCCGATCTACATACCGATCCGGCCGCGATCCAGTTGCGCGTAGCGCAAGCCATCGCCGCCTGCATGACGGGTAATGGCACTGCGCTCGATGGCGAGGTTGCATTAACAGCGATTGCGCAGTATGGACGGTATTACGATACCACACTACCGAGCACGCCGATGGAAACGCAGAAGCAGATCGAGGGGCGCCGAGAAGTCGTGCAGTTCATCGTTGACGCTCTCGTCCTGGCGGGCAGCGAGCCGGTAGGCGCTATTTCGGCGGTGCGACGCGCGCCGCCTGTCGAGGAGAACTGAGAATGCGTACCCTGCTCAACGGAACATCGTGGACCCAGCCGCTCTGGTCGCCGGAAGGCGAAGGCGCGGGTGGCGGTGATGGCAGCCAAGGGCAGGGCGGCAACGGTGGCGACCAGGGAGGCAACGGGGCCTTCGTGTTCGATGCCGTAAAAGCCTACGAGGGGCTTGAAAAAGACAACCTCGAATGGCTCCAGAAGAACGAGACGCTGCTCAAAGACCCCAAGGCCCTTGCGCGGCAGACGTTCAATCAGGAAAAGCTGCTTGGGAATGCGATCCGCATCCCCAAGGAGGACGCCACCCCCGAGGAGCGCGAAGCGTTCCTCAACAAGCTCGGCCGGCCTGAAAAGCCGGATGGATACCAGCTCACGCCGCCGAAGGACATGCCGGAAGGCCTGCCGTACGACGGAGAGTTCGCCGGGGCCTTCAAGGCCAAGGCGCACGAGCTGGGTCTGACCGCCGCGCAGGCCGCTGGCCTGCACGACATGTACGTCGGGCGCATGGTCGAAGGCTATGGCGCGGCGAGCGAGAAGTCGCTCGGCGAGCTGAAGGCCAAGACCGACGGCGCGACGGCAGAACTGGTCAAGCTGTGGGGACCGCTCGACGGGCAGACCGCGAAGACGAACTTCGAGTTCGCCAATCGCGTGTTCACGCTGACACCGGGCGGTAACGAACTTCTGGAGGAGCTGAAGGGCCTCGGCCTCGTCGGTCCCAACAAGGAAGTTCTCTCGAAGCCGCTGGCAACAGTGCTGGCGGCAGTGGGTGGCGCACTCTACGCGGAGGACACCGTCCTGCGCGGCGACGCAGCCAAGGTCGCCAACCCCTTCCGGGACGGCGACGCTGGCAACCTGACCGAAGCGATGAAGATCGTGAAGGGAAACCCGGATGAGGCCCGCAGCCTGATCGCTGCGGCTGGGAAGAAGCCCGCAGATTTCGGGCTCAAATAACTCTGGAGCTGTGAAGCCATGTCTACCGTACGCCTCTCCGACGCCATCGAACCGAGCGTCTTCAACAACTACATGACCGTCAACACGATGCAGAAGTCGGCCTTCTACGGCGCCGGCGTCTTCCGTTCTGACGGCGATCTCGCCAGCAAGCTCGCCGGCGGCGGTCGTACCTTCAACGTGCCGTTCTGGCGCGACCTCGACGACGAGGAGCCCGATGCGGCTTCGGACGATCCGAACAGCCACGCCGAGCCGGGCAAGCTCTCGGCGGGTAACGACGTGGCCCGCCGGATCATCTGGACCCGTGGCTGGTCGACGGCCCGCCTGGTCGCCGAGCTGGCCGGCTCCGACCCGATGAAGCGCATTGCCGAGCGCGTCTCAGCCTACTGGGCTCGTCGCATGGACGATGCCGCCATCGCGGTGCTGCGCGGCGTCTTCGCCGACAACATCACCAACGATGCCGGCGACATGGTTGAGGACATCAGCTCGGACAGCGCGGCGGCCATCACTGCGGCTGAGCGCATCAGCTTCGAGGCTGTCGCTGACGCCGCCCAGACGATGGGCGACGCCAAGTCGGCCCTCTCGATGCTGGTCATCCACTCGGAAGTGGAGACCCAGCTCAGCAAGAACGACCTGATCGACTACATCCCCGACAGCCAGGGCAAGCTCACGGTGCCGACCTACGCCGGCAAGCGTGTGCTCGTCTCCGACAAGGTTCCGGCCATCGCCGGCACCAACCGCATCCGCTACTGGAACTTCCTGATCGGCGCCGATGCGCTCGGCTGGGCGGAGAGCCCCGTCGCGGTGCCCGTCGAGGTCGATCCCGATCCGTCGGCCGGTGACGGCATGGGTACGGAAACCCTCTGGACCCGCCGCCAGTTCGCCGTGCATCCGTACGGTATCAAGTGGACCGACGCTTCTGTCGGTGGCGAGTTCCCGACGGTCGCCGAGCTGCGGCTTGCGGCAAACTGGGATCGCGTCTACCCTGAGCGGAAGCAAATCCCGCTCGCGCTCCTCATCACGAACGGCTGATTTCGCACTCAGCCCAGATCGGCCCGGCGGTACTCCTCCCGCCGGGCCGGTCGCCCAACCAAATGGAGACGAAAAATGGGTAAGGGACTTCCTCGCTCGCTCGGGCGCAGCACCCGGTTCACCGACACCGACGCCATCGTGGCGCTCGGCGGCACCATCACCGGCGCCACCGCAAACGACACCATGACGGCTGTCGCCGACATCGCGCTGTCGACCTCGAACACCTACACCGACGCGGCGGTCAACGCCGCTGTCAACACCGCCATCGCTTCGATCGAGAATAACTTCGCCGATCTCCAGGCGAAGGTGAACGAAATACTCGCCGCGCTTCAGGCGTAAGCGAGTAACCGCGCCGGCCGGGAGCCGGTTGACTATAGCCAAGGGATAGCATCGCTATGGGCTTCCGCAAGCACTGGGAAACGCGACCGCGTACCGACTACTACGAGTATTTCAACGATTTCGTGCGCCCGACGGACTACGACACCAACGACTGGACGCTGACCACCACGGAGGCGGGCGCAGGCTCGGCCACCGAGGCGATCGGCAACCTGGCCGGCGGCGTCCTCGTCGTCACCAACGACGCGGCTGACAACGATCTCGATTTCTTCCAGTCGACCAAGGAAGTCTTCAAGTTCGCGCTCGGCAAGGCCCTGGAGTTCGAGGCGCGCTTCAAGGTGCTCGAAGTCCTCCAGTGCGACTTCGTCATCGGCCTCCAGATCACCGACACCACCATGCTCGATGTGACGGACGGCATCTTCTTCCAGAAGGATGACGGTGACGCGCTGCTCGATTTCCGCGTCGAGAAGAACGACACGGCCACTGCCGTGGCCGGCGTGCACACGATGGTCGCCGACACCTACGTCAAGGTCGGCTTCTACTACGACGGCTCGACTGCCGCCGTGGCGGGCACCGGCTCCGCGCCGACCATCGACATCTACATCAACGATGTGCGCGTTGGGGCTGCGGCCATCACCAACGTGCCGGATGACGAGGAGCTGGCCGTCAGCTTCGGCATCCAGAACGGCGAGGCTGTCGCCAACGTGCTGTCGCTCGACTACATCCGGGTAGTCGCCGAGCGCTAAGCGCGCTAGACTTCAGCAACCTTCAGGAGGCCGCTTCGGCGGCCTCCTGCCAACCAATTGAGGATGACATGACCGACCCCATCGAAGCCAAGAGGGCAGCCTCCAACCTGATGACGCGCGGCACCGACCGCGTGCGCCGCCGCGCCCAGCAGGCGCAGGCGAAGAAGACCGAGGTGCTGGAAGCGGCTGATCTCGTCTCACCCTCCGGCCCCGAGAAGACGGCGGCCATCGAGGCGAACAAGGTGAAGCAGGTCGAGGTCGGCGCCACCTCCAAGGAAATTCGCGAGCGCCGCCAGGCTGTGCACGAAGCACGCGCCGTAGCCGAGATCGCAGCGCTCGGCGAGCGCACGGTCGCCACGCCGCTCGCCGCCTACAGCCCCGGCCAGCAGGTCGACCACGTCACCGCCCGCCGGCTGATGAAGCAGATGAACAGCCAGACCCGCGACGAGAACCGCCAGGCCGCGCAGGAGGCCGGCAAGGCCGTGCGCAGCGTGCTCGACGGCAAGCGCCCGCAGGGCGCCAGCCGCGCTCGCCGCGCCGCCCAGCACCTCGCGGCAGCGCAGAAGGCGACCTGACCTATGGTCACGTCGGCGCAGGCGTACTGGCTGAACCGTAAGCGTCGGCAGAAGCGCAACGCAGCGGAGGAAACACCCCCGCTCAGCGTGGCTGATTTTTTCGGCGCTACGTCGGGTTTCTACCCGATAAGTCTGGCTACGTGCTTCAAGGACACGGCCTGCACCATTCCTTGCACCGCTGACGGTGATCTCATCAAAGGGATCACGCCGCTCTACGGTGAGCTGCCTAACCTCATTCAGGCGACCGACGCAAACTGCTTTATCCTGCGCGATGACGGCGGCGGGAGGTGGCGGGCCGATTTTGACGCAACTGACACTATGGTCAGCGCGGCATCTGTGACCGTCGCCCGTCAGCACCTGATCGGCCTGGCCCGCGAGCTGGCGTCGGCAGGGACAAGCATCCTGTTCGGCGTGGTGCTCAATGCCACGAACTATCACCGCATCCAGAACGTGTCGTCCAGCGACAGGAATGCCGGCGCCGTCCGGACGACTGCTGGAGGCGTCATAGCGGTCAACAGCCCGGCGTCCCAGTTCCCGCTCAACACGCCCCTGGTGGCGTCGTCGCGCGTGACAGACACAGGCGTAGATATACAAGCGGATGAGGGCGTCATCACAGAAGCGGCTACGGTCATGGCCCTCAACCTCGCATCGGCAGCCGTTACCCTCGGACCGTTCGGCGTGGCAGGAAAGGTGTGGGGCTTCTACGTCCACCGCGCCGCTGAAATCTCGGCCGAGGAGCGAACTGTAGCTAACAGCGCGCTGGCAGCGCTCCAAGGCAGGACGCTGTGACATGGCAACGGCAGCGTGCTATGTGAACGGTATCGGAGTACCGCAATAAATGCCCAGCTCACTCACCAAGCTCCAAGTCTGGAACCTCGCGATCGACGTGATCCGCGACACCGCCCTCCAGTCGCTGACCGACAACGCGGCGACGGCGCGCTGGCTGGAGCGTAACTGGGACCACACGGTCGCGACGAGCCTGCGTGCCTACCCGTGGGGCTTCGCCACCAAGATGCATCAGCTCTCGGCAGATAGCGATACGCCTGCCTTCGGCTGGTCCTACTTCTACACCCCGCCAGCCGGCTGGCTGCGCGTCCTGCCGATCACTCGCTACGGTGAGCGCTTCGGCACACCCGTGCCGTATGAAATGACCGAGAACCGCATCGCCACCAACGAGGCGGCGCCGCTCTGCTGCCGCATCATCATGGACAAGTCGTCCAACCCCGGTGTGTGGGACAGCCTGTTCGTCGAAATGGTGCGCGCCAAGCTGGCGCTCGGTATGGCGAACAAGTTCACCGCCAAGAACAAGTACATCGAGCTGGCCTCCCAGCTCCTCTCGGCGGCTGCCGAGCAGGCCGAGCGCATCGACGCCTACGAAGGATCGCCGGAGCCGATCGAGACCTTCGACATCATCCGAGCGCGGGGGCAGGGCGTCGAGACGCTGCCGTGGGGGCGTTAAGTGGCCCGCTCGCTCAAGGTCAACTTCACACGCGGCGCCGTCACCCCGCTGATCCACGGGCGCGTTGACCTCGACCTCTACCAGGCCGGCCTCGGTACCATGCGTAACTGGGTACCGCTGCGCTATGGCGGCATGACCCGCACGCCCGGTTCGCTGTTCCGAGGCTTCGCCAAGGAGGAAGACAAGACGGCGCGCTTCCTGCCGTTCAACTTCAACCGCGCGCAAGCCTACATCCTTGAGGCGGGCGATCTCTACTTCCGCTTCTGGAACCGCGACACCAAGGCGCGCGTCGAGGTCGCCTCCGTCCCGGTCGAGGTGGTGACGCCCTACCTCGAAGCGGACCTCCCTTACCTTCAGACCCGCCAGTCGGGCGACCTGCTGTTCATCTTCTGCAAGGGGTACTGGCCGCGCGTACTGACGCGCACCAGCGAGACCGTCTGGGGGCTCGCCCTCTACGTGCCGCAGGACGGCCCCTATCTCGACATCAACCCGACCGCCACGACGCTCGACCCGAGCGCAACCTCCGGCTCGGTGACGATCACCGCCTCGTCGATCGTCGGCATCAACGGCGGCGCGGGCTTTGCCGCCTCCGACGTCGGGCGGGTGATCCGCTTCCTCGAAGCCGGTGGCCGCTGGTACTGGTTCGTCATCACAGCTTGGACGAGTACGACGCTCGTCACCGCGACCTACATGGGGCGCGACGATGGCGACACGGCGGCCATGCCGGGGCACGCCGCCTCGGTGCTGTGGCGCCTCGGCGCATGGTCGGCGACGGAGGGCTACCCGCGCGCTGTCGGTCTCTACGAGGAACGCCTGATCTCCGCCGCCACCGACCTCCAGCCGACGACCGTCTGGGGCACCGTGGCGCAGGATACCGGCCTCGACGACTATTCGATCTCTGCGCCGCTCGTAGCCGACGACGCCTTCACGGCGAAGCTGCTCGGCTCGCTCAGCTCGATCCTCTGGATCGCCGACGGCAAGGACATCATCCTCGGCACCGAGGGCGCCGTCCGCATCCTCGGCCGCAACGACGAGAGCGCCGGCTTCGGCCCGCTTAACCTGCGTCAGAAGCCCGAGACCGAGGTGCCAACTTCATACATCCCCGGTTTCTTCGTCGAGCGGATGCTGCTGTTCTTCGACAGCTACCGCAACAAGCTCTACGAGGCGCAGTACGCCAATGAGGCGCAGGGCTACGTCGCCGACGAGATCAGCGCCATCAACGAGCATCTGTTCAGCTACGGCATCACCTCCGTCGCCTACCAGGCGGCACCGAACCGCATCCTATGGATGACCACTGAGGCGGGTGCTCTCCTCGCTGCGACGTACGACCGAAAGCAGGAAGTCTTCGGCGCCTCCGAAAACGACGTAGGCGGCGACGGCGTCGTCGAGTGGGCGATGGCGATGCCGGGCGCCGATCGCGACGGCGACCAGATATGGCTGATGGTGCGGCGCACCATAGACGAGACCGTCGTGCGGACCATCGAGACGCTGGGCGCCTTCTACCGCGAGGGCGTCAGCGCCCAGGAGTGGCCCCTCTACACCTACTGCGCGCAGGTCTACGACGGCGCACCGACGACCTCCATAACGGGGCTCGGCGACTTCGAGGGTGAGACCTTCGCCATCCACGCTGACGGTGTCGACCTCGGCGACGCGACGGTCGAGAGCGGCGAGCTGACGCTGCCGGCGTTGTTCGAGGCTAGCGTCGTCGTCTACGGCCTACGGCAGTCGAGCCGCGCCACGACGCTGCGCCTGCGCGACTACGGCACCGGCGAGCCTGCTGTCGGACTGCCGAGCATCGCCTCCGACGCCACCGTCGATCTCTACCAGACCGGCTTCCTCCGTGTCGGCATGGGCGACCTCGACGAGAGCGACTACGACAACGGGCTTGACCCGCTCCGCCCGGATGATATTTCGGAGGTCAATCCGTTCACCGCCGCGCGCCTGCTGACGCGGGCGCTCCCGATCAAGGTCGACGATAGCTGGGAAAACAACGGCGTATGCACGATCGAGACGGACAGTACGCTTCCTGCTACAGTGCGCGCGCTCATCATCGACGTAGAGGGGGCTGACTAATGTGTGATCCGGTCTCCATCGGCATTGCAGGCTTGGCCGGCGGCGTCATGCAGGGCGTCGGCGGCTTCATGCAGCGCAACCAGGCTGCCGCCTCCAACACCCTCAACGCGCAGGGCGTCGAGCGTGACATCGGTGCCGAGCGCGAGGCGACCGCCTACACCGTGGCGCGCACCCGTGAAGGGCTCGCCCGCACGCAGGGCGGCGCCCGCGCCGGCTTCGCCGCGAACGGCCTGGCGCTTAGCGGCAGCGCCGCCGACGTGATCCGCGACACCGCGATCGAGGGCGACCTCGACATCGAAGCGATCAAGTGGTCGAGCGAGGAGAAGGTCAAGAGCATGAAGTTCCAGGCGCAGGGCTACCGCTACAACGCCGCGCAGGAGAAGGCCGCCGCACCGATCGCCTTCCTGTCGGGTGCACTCGGCGGCGCTGCCAAGTTCGGGGGCGCGTTCGAGTAATGGCTCGCATCGAGACCTACACCGCCCAGCGCTCGCTCCAGCCCGGCAACACACCTTCCCTCCAGCTCAGCTCCGCCGTCGGGCAGGAGGTCGAGGGGCTTGGCGCGCAGGTGCAGAGCTTTGCCGCGCAGATACAGGCGCGCAACGAGCAGAAGGAATACTTCAAGGCCGAGAACGACAAGCGGCGCCTCGACCTCCAGCTCGCCGAAGACCTGCGCCTGCGCGCCACCGAGGCGCCCGAGGATGGAAGCGGCGTCTATGAAGGCTTCGTCACCAAGGACTTCAAGCCGAAGCGCGACGCCTTCATCGCCTCGCTGCCGCAGCGCCTGCGCCCGCAGTTCGAGGAGGTGCTGGCCGACGAGACCGGCGCCGCCGCCTTCGAGTGGTCGACGCGCGCCGCTGCGACCGAGCGCGATCTCAACTACGACTACCAGCGCCGCGAGGTGACGCTCTCGAACGAGCAGCTCGCCACCGCGATCTCGATGGACCCGGAGGGCTACGACGCCCTGCTCGCGCAGGGCAAGACGCTTATCGACGCCTCGTCGCTGCCTACCCCAGAGAAGGCAAAGCTCGCCGCCGACTGGGAGCGCATGGCGCAGACCTCGATCCTGAACCAGATGCTTCAGGATGATCCGCAGGGTGTGCTCCGCGAACTAGGCGTCGACGCGCGCCAGCTCTCCCCCTCGACGCAGTTCGAGGTGCTGAGCCGCGCCGTGCAGTGGCAGGAAAGCCGCGACAACCCCAACGCCATTTCGCCAAGGGGCGCCATCGGCCTGATGCAGGTGATGCCGGCAACGGCTGCCGACATCGCGCGCGACATCGGCGACAAGAATTTCCCGACCGGCGCCTCCGACCAGGTCATCGAGCGCTATCTCAGCAATCCGTATGTCAACAAGCTCTACGGCGAAACGTACCTGAAGCAGCAGCTTCGCGCCTTCTCCGGCACGCGCAACCCGATTGAGACGGCGCTCGTCGCCTACAATGCCGGTCCGAGCGTCGCCGCGAAGTGGGTCGAGAGCGGCTACGACGACAAGCTGCTGCCCAAGGAGACGCGCGACTATAAGACGAAGATCATGTCGGAGATCAGCGCGCCGACCGGGCGCGGCGATCCAGGCAGCGTCAAGTTCGTCGGCGCCGACACCTCGAAGGTGAACCCCGACCTGATCGCCCGCACGGCTGACGCCTTCGCCTCGATCGGCTTGGAGAAGGTGAAGATCAACTCGGGCGCCCGCACGCACGAGGAGAACAAGGCTGCCGGCGGCGCTGAGAACAGCCAGCACCTAGACGCCAACGCACTCGACATCGACGTCTCAGGCATGTCGATCCCCGATCGCATCGAGCTTATCAAGTCGCTGAGCGCTGCCGGTATCACCGGCATCGGCGTCGGCTCGAACATGATCCACGCCGATCTCGGCGGGCGCCGCGCGTGGGGCTACGCCACCAGCGCTGGCGGGGGTGAGGTGCCGAAGTGGGCAGCCGCCACCATTGCCGAGCATCTGGCGGGCACGACGCCGCCGATCCGCCGCGTCGCCGGCCGCTACGGCACGCTGCCGTACGACGCACGCCAGCAGTTCATCTCGAAGGCCGACCAGCTCATCGCCGCGCAGTCGGCGCAGACTGCCAAGGCGTCGGCGGTCGAAGTGGTGCAGGTGCGTGACGCGCGCGACAACGAGCTGGCGCTTATCCGCGCCACCGGCCAAGGCACGCCCGGTTTCGACGAGACCTCGATCTCGACGATCCTCGGCGAGGACGACTACCTGAAGTTCACCAACGACCGCGACATCGCCCAGCGCAGCTTCACCGCCAAGCAGGGCATCGCCGAAATGTCGCCGACCGACATGGAGGCGCGCGTCGAGGAGTACGCGCCGCGCGAAGGGTCGAGCTTCGCGGCCGATACCGAGGTGCAGGCGGCGGTGAAGAAGGAAGTCGACCGCGTCACGCGGCTGCGTGCCACGCGCCCCGACAAGGCGGCGCTGGAGCTGCCGGAGGTGCAGGGCTACGCCAAAGCTGTCATGGACGAAGCAGCCGTAGGCGAGATCAAGCCCGAAACTATGCAGAGTTTCGTCTCGGCCATGCGCGAGGCGCAGCTCAACGTTGGCATCCTGCCGGAAGCCGTCGCGCCGGTGCCGCGCGATATGGCGCTACAGATCGGTCTCAACTTTACGAGCGCGCCGGAAGACGTCCGTAAGGCCAACGCAAGTCTCCCCAAGGGTACTGTTAAGTTCAAGCTGCGTGACGAATTGGTGGCGCGTATCGAAGAACTGCGGAAAACCTTCGGCGAATACACCGACGAGGTGCTCATCTACGCCATGGCTGAGTATACAGGCATGGACAAAGCAACAGCATCGGTGCTGACGCAGCTCACCGATCAGCTTGTCAACGCCAAGGGGGCGTTCAAAGACAGCGATGTCGGGGCGATGGAGGCGTTCTCGCCCGAGCCGCGCAAGAACATTTTCGGTGAGACGCCGCTCCTCGACCAGTTGTTCCCGCCCGGCGTACCGGGTACGCTCAGCCCCGAGGAGCAGCGGCGCGCAGCTGCGGCCGAGGAGACTGAGTAATGGCCGTGTTTGAAATGAAAAAGATCGCCGTTCCGGGGCTCGTATCGGACGGTGGGCTGGCGCTCAACTCTGCCAATTTCATCGACAGCACCAAGACGCTGGCCGGCGCTGCGCCGCCCAACACCTCGGCCGTCGACATGGCCGACACGGTGATGAACGAGATCGGCAAGTCCGGTTTCGACATGCCGGGGCCGCGCGACGCCAAGCTCCAGGCGAGCGACAGCCTCGCATTGGAGAACACCAAGAAGGGTTGGCTCGGCGGGTTTGGCGCCATCACCAACCCCGACGAGCGCGCGACTGAACGCGAGGGGCAGGCCGACTTTGCGGGCAAGCTCGCCAACGAGGCCCGCACGCACAACGACGAGTTGGTCGGCGCCACCTTCGGAAAGACGATCGACGAGCTGACCGAGGAGTTCGGCGGCGCCTATGCGCGGCAGTTCAAGCCGGGCATGACCGAGGATGAGATACGCGCCATCGTCGAGGCGGCCGATGCAGGCACGGCCTCGACGGAGGAAGCAGACAAGCGCGTCACTGACGTGGCAGGCGCCCCCCTGCCGTCGCAGTATTGGTGGCGCAGTGCCATAGAGGGCGCGGTCAAGAGCGCCGCCCAGATGGGCACGAACGCGCTACGCGCGCCTGGCGCGTGGTTCGAGAGCGGCATCTTCGTGTCGACCGGCTTCGAGACCGGCAAGTCTTGGCCTCGCCAAGCGGCAGACGCGCTCGACGCCGAGCTTAATAAGGGGTTGCCCGCCGATCCGGGCCGCCGCGAGGAAGCCATCCAGATGCTCTCTGAGGGCGTCGGTTCGATGGCGCCGTATTTGCTCGCCGGCTACGTGGGGCAAGTGCTCGGTGTCGGGGCTGGCGCGACGACGGGCGCCTTCGGCGCGGCAGCTGGCGGCGGTGCGCAGTACGAGGACGCCGACCGTTTCGACGCCAACGGCTGGTCGAAGTTCACGGCGCTCGTGCTCGGCTCCGGGCTCGGCATGACTGACCGTTTGCCGATCGAGCGTGCCTTCATGCGGGCCGAGATCGCCACCGGCGGGCTGGTGTCGCGCGTCCTGCGAAACACGACGGCAACCTCGCTGAGCGAGTTCACACAGGAAGTCGGGCAGGCAGCCGGCGAGGACATCATCGCCAAGTACCTGCCAGGGTACGACCCCGACCGCGTGCTGGACTACGGCGACTGGTTCAAGCAGGGCCTCGTCGGCGCCGTGACAGGCGGCGGGGTCGGCTTCGTCACGACGCTGGCGCCCGGCAAGACCGTCGACATGGGCGGCAAGCCCGAGGCGGTGCAGGCGCAGATCGACAAGATCATCGACGCAGAACAGCAGGTGCTTGATGGCCTCACCGCCGAAGTCGACGCAAACCCAGAAGACGGCGAAGCCGCAAACGCTGAAGCGGTGGACGCACAGCCTGCTGGAGGTGCAGGAGCGCCGCAAGCGACGGATGGCGTTGGAGCGGCAACTGCGCCGACAAGGGTTGATCCTGTAGTCGCTGGCGACGCCGTCAAGCAGATCGTCGAACAGCAGCGCGCCTACCACGGCACGCCGCACAAGTTCGACAAGTTCTCGATGGACAAGATCGGCACGGGCGAGGGCGCGCAGGCGTTCGGGCACGGGCTATACTTTGCCGGAAACCGGCAGGTCGCCGAAGGCTACCGCGCCGCACTAGCGCGGCCCGTTCTTACCGTGGACGGCAGCGCCCAATACAGCGGCATTTCTTCAGAGGGGTTGACCGCGCTCAATTTTATCCAGCAGTCGTTCTCCAAGGAGCGTGGCACCCAGAACCTTGAGCGCGCCATCGAGACTGCTACCGTTGACCGCATGCGCGACCGTTACACCGCCGCGCGCGAATGGCTGCGCGAAAACGACGCGCGCATCAACTTGGAAGGCGGTGCGCTCTATCAGGTCGATATCCCCGACGACGCTGAGCTGCTCGACTGGGACGCGCCGCTGAGCACGCAGTCTGCCGCCGCTAGAGCCGCGATACAGAAGCTGGTCGATGCGGCACCAGAAGGCAGTCAACTCGCCAAAGTTCGTAGCGCCGGAGGCGGCCTGCGTGACAGCGTAACAGGCGAGCAAATCTATCGAGGGCTTTCCGCCGACCTGCGCGCCGGGCGCGTCGAAACACCGCCTGACTGGAGTAGCGCAGCGACAGCATCTGACGGCTCGGATTTCGGAGGCGACCAGGCTGCTTCCGCTACGCTGCTCGCAGCGGGTGTACCCGGTTTGCGCTACCTCGACGCTGGAAGCCGCGCGGACGGCGACGGCACGCGCAATTACGTCATCTTCGACGAGAACCGCATCCAGATCGAGGATGTCGAAGCGCAGGTCGGCCAGCCGGTCAACCCCGACATCGTCGCGCAGGTCGATGCGGTGCAGCTCGACCCTTATCAGGTCGCTCCGCTGCCGAACATCGAGAAGGGTCTCACCGGGCCGATCCCCCGCGTCGTGCAGGCCGCCAAGGCGTACGCCGCAGCGATCGGCCTGCCGCACCGTCGCGCCCGCTCCTACGTCAAGGTGGACACCGCCCGCGCCGCGCGCATTGCTGCCGCCTACACCGCCATGAAGCACGAGCCGAACGATCCGGCTGTGCTCGCCGCGTATCAGGCGCTCGCCGACGAGACCGTCGCGCAGTATCAGTACGTCAAGGCGACCGGCCTGAAGATCGAGACGATCCTGCCGTGGAAGCCTGCGCCGCTTTCAGCCAAGGCGCAGGCACTCGATGTGAAGGTGACGCGCACACCCTCAGAGATCGGCAAGGGGTACGGCGACTACGTCACCTACACCGAACCCTCTGGAGGTGTAGTTCGCGTTGTCGAGCGTAAGGGCGCCGCTCGTGAAGCGTCGGTGGTCGACTTCGTCATCCCCGAAGCATTGCGCGGTCAAGGCATCGGGCGGGCGCTTATGGAGCGTGTGCTCGCGGACAACCCGAGCCTGATGGGGCAGGTGTCGTCGCGTGCTGCCGCCAAGCTGGCCTACGACATGGGGCGCCGCCCCTTCAACCAGCCGGACGCCACGCTAGAGGACATCTACCGCATCATCGAGAGCGATAGTTCGGTGAACCTTCTCACCCCCGAGCTGCCCGACCCCTACCCTAACGGCCCGCGCGACGTGCTCAAGGACATCAACGCCGGTCACATCTGGTACTTCCCGACCGACCAGGGCTTCGGCTCCTCGGAGTTCGACCCGACCGGCAACCCGCTGCTCGAAGCCTCCGGCGAGACCTCCGACAACGGCCAGCCGATGGTCGTCAACGACCTGTTCCGCGTCGTGCATGACTTCTTCGGCCACGGGCTGGAGGGCTCCGGCTTCGGTGCGCGGGGCGAGGAGAACGCCTGGCAGTCGCACATGCGCCTGTTCACCGCGAGCGCCGTGCCGGCGATGACGAGCGAGACGCGCGGCCAGAATAGCTGGGTCAACTACGGCCCCTTCGGCGAGCAGAACCGCAAAGACCCGCGCAACACCGTCTACGCCGACCAGAAGACCGGTATCATGCCGTCGTGGACGTGGACCGAGGGCGTGGTCGACAGCACGGCCGAGGACGTCGACGCGCCGGTCGAGCTGACTGGCGAGGGGCTTTTCTACCACGGCACTTCGCGCGAGTTCGAGGGGCGGCTTAAGCTGCCGGGCGCTCGCGGCTCAGGCGGCAATGCAGTCTTCCTGTCGACCAGCCCCGTACAGGCGATCACCTTCGCGCGCGGCGAGACCAAGCGGCTGCTGGCTGCGAAGGTCAACGCCAAGAAGGTGTTCAACTACCAGAGCGAAACCGATCTTGCGGCACTCTCCGAGTACGTCGCCAAGAACTTTGACGCGGTCGCGCCGGGTGCTCTCTATGGTCCGCAGTCTGCGATCTCGTTCCTGCGCAGCGGTGATTTCGGTCTCTTGGAGCAGCCGGCTGTCCGTAAGTGGATGCGCTCTAAGGGCTACGACAGTTTCTGGGTGCGTGAGTACCCCGACAGTCCGCTCAACATCGGCGTGCTCGACCCCGCTGTGATCGAGGAGGTCGTCTCCCCTCAGCAGCAGTTCCTCGACGCCTTTCTCGCCGCCAAGAACGCCAGCCCCTTCGGCGCTGCCGCCTATGCCTACAGCCCCGCCGAATACGCCAAGATGCGCACCTTCCTCGCGCCCGACGGCCTGAGCGGCTTCGCGCTGAAGGGCACCGACATCGTCTCGGTCTTCTCGCACCCGGCCGCCGGTGGCGGTCGCCTGCGCAAGATCATCGACGTGGCGGTCGCCAATGGCGGCAAGACGCTCGACGCCTTCGACGGCAAGCTGGTGCAGATGTATGCCGCGCTCGGCTTCCGCGAGGTGCGGCGCGAGAACTGGAACGACCAGTATCGACCTGAGGGCTGGAAGGCTGAGTGGGGCAAGCCCGACGTTGTATACATGGAGTACAGCGGCGACATCGAGCAGGCTGTCGCCTCACTCGGCACCGAGAGCCCGGCCTTCCTCGAATGGGACGGCGGCGCCGCGATCCGCGATGACGACGGCGTGCCGCTGGTGCTCTACAGCGGCGCCCCCAAGAGCCTGCGCAAGGCGACGCGCGAAATGTGGATGACGCCCGACCGCGACACCGCGTCGCAGTTCGGCGAAGCCAGCATGGGCGGCAACTTCGCCAACGACGCCCAGTTCGACGAGGACGGCAACAACATCGGCGGCGCGGTCTTCACCTTCTACGCCCGCATGGAGAACCCGCTGGAGATCGACTGGCAGGGCAACTCGTGGAACGCCGGGCCGGATACCGAGTACCCGACGATCTATCGCGCAGTCGACAGCGTGTTTGAGAGCTACGGCGACGCCGAGCAGGCGATCAGCGATCAGCAGGACAGCGCCCGCAACGACGCCGAGGAAGCCTTCCGCGAGGACATGGCAAACCGGATGTACGTCGCTGAAGTCGGCGAGCAGTTCGAGGTGCGGCTCAAGGCAGAGCAAGGCGATACGGTCGCCGATCTGGAGTACCGCGTCAGCAATGCACGCACCTATGAGGCGAGCCGCCGCGAAGCGCTGGACAAGGCGATAGCGCAGCAGGATACGCTGGGCGCGGCGCTCGTCGAGAGTGTGCGCAACCAGTACAAGACCGCCATCGCGCAGCTCGCTGAGTTCCAGCGCCAGCTCGAAGCCCTGCGTACAGCACCGCCGGTCGAGGACGAGGTCATCGGCACCTTCGACACCGAGGAGGGGGCGCGCGACTTCGAGAACGAATACACCGAGGAGAGGGCGACCGAGGCCGGCGACGCAGCGGCCGACGAGGTCGATACTGGCATCAGCGAGGAGACCGACTACGACGTCGGCGAGAACGGCCAGACCACCGACGGCGAGGTCGAGCGCGCCAAGCGCAACGGCCACGACGGCGTGATCTTCCGCAGTGTCGACGAGGGCTCCGGGCCGGTCGACGTCTACGTCGTCATCGAGCCGGGCAACGCCAAGTCGACCGCCAACATCGGCACCTACAACCGCGAAGACCCCGACATCCTCCGCATGACGGCGGCCGGTTCCATGCGGCAGCCGTACATAGGCGAGCCGACACGCCCGACTGCCGGCATCGCCACCTCGAACGCGCGCCAGATCGCCGCCGACACCAAGCCGGCCGACAGGCGCCTGTCGACTTTCGGCGCCTCGCTCAGCAAGCTGATGAAGCTGACCGTTCGCTCGGGGCGGCTGGCGTCTAAGGACCGCACCGTCATGGGCGAGTACCACCGCCGCGCGGCACTCATCCAGATGCGTGACAAGAACGACTTCAGCACCCTGGTGCACGAGGCCGGCCACGCATTCAATGACGCTCGCGCCGACATCGTCGAGCCCTTCGCCCGCGCCAACGCGGCTGCGCTGGAGGACTTTGCCCGCACGCACTACCAGGGCGACCTGACGAGCGCCCCCCTGCCTACGGTGCGGCGCGAAGGCTTCGCCGAGTTCCTGCGATCCTACGTCACTGCGCGCGCCTATACCGAGCGCCAGGCGCCAGACCTGACGCGCGAGTTCGTCGCCATGATGCGGCGCAGCGACCCCAAGACGCTGACGGGGCTCGACGCGCTCAACATCCAGTTCGAGGCGTGGCTGAACCAGCCATCAGCCAAGCTCTCCGAAAGCATCATCATCGACAACTCGCGCCTGACCGGTATCCAGATCGCCATGAAGGAGATCACGGATAACGGCTTTGCGTCGTGGATGCGCGAGCTGACCCGCCGCTCCGTGACGGTGTCGTTCCAGCAGCAGGCCGGCTTGCGAGAGATCGTGAACCGTATCTCCGCACAGTTCGAGGCGGCACACGGCACCCAGCTCGACCTCGCTTACGCCGACAACCCGATCGCGCTGTCGACGCTCGGTCGCCAGGCAGAGACCTTGGCGCTCAACGAGACGCAGGACGGCGTCATCCCGTACCGTGGCACAGACCCCGCCACGCGCAGCCTGCAAGACGCTATCTTCCTGATCCACGGCAAGGCGAACAAGAAAGGCAGCCAACTCGTCTCTCTGGATACAGAGCTGATGCTGTCGTTCAACGCCTACCTGATGGAACGTCGTGCACTGGCTGAGTGGAAGCGCTACGAGCGCGGCGAAATTCGCAATGAGCCCGTCGGGCTGAAGAAGGGCGACATCCTCCAGGGCGCGCAGGATCACGAGACTGAGCACCCCGAGTTCGTGCAGGCGGCGGCCATCGTGCACGAGTACGGCATGGGGCTGTGGCGCAAGCAGTACGACGCCGGGCTGATCGACAAGGAGACCTATGAGGACGTAGCGTCGCGAGAGTTCTACGCGCCGCTCCAGCGCGATGTCAGTGACCTGCGCACCGCGCGCGAGAACGACGTCTCGTTCACCCAGAGCGCCGTGGTCAAGCGCTTCAAGGGCTCGTCGCGCGATGTCATCGCGCCGATGGATGTCCTGCTGCAAAAGACGATAGCCGTCGAGAAGCTGATCTCTATGAACGACGCAGCCAAGGCGCTGGCGGCGATGGCCGACAAGACGCCGGGCGTCGGCTCCGTGGCGGTCCGCATCCCTGCCACCCAGATGGTCGGCAAGACCTACTCCGCGCAAGAGGCGGCGGCCCAGCTGCTCAAGCGCGCAGGCGACCAGGACGACACGCCGATGGACCCGGCCGACGCCGCCGAACTGCTGACCCTGCTCGAAGCGTCGATCGACCGAGGGCAGATGATCTCGCTCTACCGCTCCCAGCAGGTGTCAACGCGCGGCGAGAACGTCATGTTCTTCTGGGAGAACGGCAAGATCGCCGCGCTACAGTTGGTCGACGGCCAGCTCGGAGCCGACGTCATCAACTACATGGCCGCTGTCGGGCGCGAGAGCATGGACTGGCCGCTGGAGATCGCGGCGGCATCCTCAACCCTGTTCCGTGCGGCGGTGACGAACTGGCCCGACTATCTGCTGGTGAACTTTATCCGGGGCGAACTCCAGAACGGGATGCTGACGCGCGGCTACATCCCCGGTGTGAGCGGCATTCGCGGTATGGTCGACGAAATCACCCAGAGCAAGTGGGCGAAGTCGGCTAACCGTGCCCGCATGATGATGGGCGGCATCAACACCTCGACGCTGCACCAGGCCAATATCGACCGCGACATCAGCGCGCTGCGCGCTCGCGGCTTCCTGCCAAAGGTGATCGGTGAAATCCGCAACCCTTGGGACTTCGTCGGTTCAGTGCGCGCGCTGTCGCGGGTGATCGAGACGGCTGAAACTGCCGGACGCCTCGGCGTATACCGCGCCACCTACACCCGCGCCAAGCGCGACGGCCTGAGCGACTACGAGGCTTCCGTCGAGGCCGCTTACATCGCCACCGACGTGATGGACTACGGCCAGCATGGCTCTCGGATGCTGACCATGCGGCGGCTCATCCCCTTCCTAAACTCCCAACTCGTCGGCTTGCACAAGCTGTTTCGCACGCTGGGCGGCGACGAGGCGGGCCGTCGCAAGGGGCTTACCTTCGCGATCACCGCATGGGTGAAGGACATAAACGCCCTGCCGCTCAGCCGCGCCGAGAAGGATCAGCTCAAGACCGGCCGCCACCTGATGCTGTCCATGCTCATGCTGGGCGGGCTGTCGGAGTTGCTGCATTTCCTTCAGGCCGATGACCCCGACTATATCGCGGGGCCTAACGAGTACACTCGCACCACCAACTGGGTCTTCCTGCCGAACAAGATGGGCCTCGGCAAGAAGGGCGAGGTATGGGTCATGCCGAAGCCGTTCGAGCTTGCGCTGATCGCCAACACCGTCGAGCGCGCGCTTGAGGCAGCCGGCGGCGATAGCACGGCGCTCGGCAAGATGCTGCGTGGGGTCGCGATGAGTGTCACGCCGCCGACGACGCCACCGATCATACAAACGGTCGCGGAAGCAACCTCCAACTTTGACTTCTACACCGGCCAGCCGATCGTCAAGCCCGGCGAGCTTAGCCCGCGCGACCGCTCGCTGGAGTTCAACGAGCGCACGTCTGACCTGGCTATCACGCTAGGGCAGATGACGGGCCTGTCGCCTATGCTGATAGACCACGTTGGCGCCGGGCTGGGGGCGAACGCCTACCGCGACATCGCGCACTCGCTCGATGCCTTCAGCACGACGCGCCCCGCGCCCGACGCCAGCGACTGGTTCATCACGCGCCGCTTCGTCAAGGATGCGCGCCAGGGGTCGCAGCTCACCGCCGATCTGTGGGGGCAGGCGAGCCAGGCCAACGGCAAGCTGGGCGGCGCCTACCAGACCTTGCACAACCTCGTCGGCAAGGGGGCCAGCGAGCCGGTCATCAACGCTCTGCTCGGCAAGATGGACGCCGAGGAGAAGGCGTACGCGTTGCTGATGGAGTACCAGAAGCCAGAGGATAAGCGGCTGCACCCAGTCAACCGCGCGACTGCGCTGACCAAGATCATCAGCGGGATGAGCACGGAAATCTCCAGCCGGTTGGGGCTGGCCGACAGCACCTACGAAGACGACCCCGTCAACATCGCCATGACGCCCTCCAAGAAGCGCGAGGTCATCGACGTGCTCAAGGAGATCGCCCAGCGCGAGGCATGGAACACCATGGTCACGATGGGCCACCCCACCTACAAGGGGCGCAAACTGCTCGATGTCGAGGGGTCGCTGAGCCTGCTGGAGGCGACCAGCCCCGACGCCTACGACGAGTACGTGCGCCGGGTGACCAAGGCCAAGGTTTACGATTTCGAGGGCGTGGCCGAAGCTTGGCCTGACGCTCGCACGCGGCTCATCGAGGATGGCGAGTTCGCCATCCTAACCGACCTATCGGCCAGCGCGGGTATGGCCTTCTGACACCGCACGCGGTATAGGGATACCACCATGACGCAGCAAGCCGCCGAAATCCGACATGTCGTAGATCGCACGGGGTTTGCGAACCCGCTGACGCTCGGGGTGCTCGTCGAGGACGTCGACTACCTGAAGGTCTATGCCGATCTCGAACTGCTCCAGGTCGGCGTCGACTACACCGTGACCGGGATCGGCGATGCGAACGGTGTCTCCATCGAGATCATCGGCGGCGAGGATGTCGACGAGTATGTCGGCGTCGAGGAGTTCACCGCCCTCTACGACCCCGTGCTCCAGCAGGGTGCCGACTTCTCACTCGGCGGCAACTTCGGCCGCGCCTTCGAGAGCGCGCTCGACGCCCAGAACCGGCAGCTACAGGCTGTCGCCGAGCGCGCATACGCCGTCGACGCTAACACCCTGTCGGCTGCGCTAAGCGCAGAGGCAGCCGAGCTGGCCGCCGACGCAGCGGAAGACGCAGCAGCGATCGCTATCGCTGGCGCGGGCACAACCATCTTCTCCTCGGTTGCGCAGGCGCAAGCGTACTCACCTAGCGTGGCGCCGGATTTCATCAAGACGGCCGGCTACACCTCGGCGGGCGATGGCGGCGGCGCTCTCTACGTGAAGGTGGCGAGTGAGCCTAGCCACGCCGGCAAGTTCTCCATCACTCTGAGTGGTGGAGGGGTAGCATGGTTCGAGCTGACGGGTACCGTAGTCACGCTCGAAATGTTCGGCGGCAAGGCTGATTGCGTCTACAGCCTCGGCAGCGGCACAACCGGGAGCCTGACGGGGACGCCTACGGATAACCTGGCGGCGTTCGACGCTGCGCAAGCGTATCTCTCGTCCAACCCCATCACGTTCTACGAGGGCGGCGCAGTCATCGCCGTGCAGGCGGGGTGCTACTACTTCAGCGGCACCATCAACATCAAGAAGACGCTACAGGTAATCTTCCCAAACGGCTTCCAGAACGGCGGCTGGGCATCTGAGTGGGTGTTCCCGGCCGATACGTTCGGCGTCATCGTCAACCGCTACAACACCCTCGACGACGGGCTCGAAAGCCCGACAACCACGGGCGGCGACGGCTCGGTACTTGAGTACCCTCGCCTCGTGTCTCTCGGCGGCACCGATCGCACGAAGTGCGGCCTGTGGCTGCGAGCGCGCGCCAAGGTTGTCGGGTGCAACATCACCAACTTCCCCGGCGATGGGTTGCGCCTCCAGGCCGACAGCGGCGGCGGCGCGTCCACGATGGGCAACTGCAACAACAGCGAGATCATCGGAGGCCGCGTCACGCGCTGCCACGTCGGGCTCTACGCCAACGGTGCCGACGCCAACCAGTGCTATGTCGAGCACTTCGATGCCTCGTCTAACCGGACGTGGGGCATTCACGACAACTCGTTCCTCGGCAACCAGTATGTTGCCTGCCATACGGCGGCGAACGGCAGCCGCATAACAGCCGACGATTGCGCGGCTCAGGTGTCGTACGGCGGCAATCGCTACTACGTCATCAACGCGGCGACCGCAGCGGCCATCACTCCAGGTACCGATGCCACCGTCTGGGGGCTGATGGGCGCGGGTGCAGTCTCGACAGTCTTTGTGGACTGGAGCACCTTCGCCGGCACCTATGTCGTCGGGGGCGCCTACGCGAACGACAACGCCAACTCGCGCGCGATGTTCATCGGCTGCTACTCCGAGAACGGCCAGCCCCCCTCCAAGGTTGATACGCCTGCACAAATCATCGGCGGGCTGCACGCAGCCGGCGACAGGGGTACAGGTTTCGATCTTCGTAACAACGTAGTCACCGGCCAGATGTCGGTGCGAGCGCGTAGCGCCACCCAGGAGATCATCCTGGAGCCGTCAACCAGCCGAGCCTTCACGCTCAGGGCCGATGGCGATAGCTCGACCGGGCTCGTCATGCAGTGGGACAGCTCTGTCGGCCAGTGGCAGTGGCGGCACGCCGGGCTTGGCGCCCGCACACCCTACCGGATCACGACGGACCTGAACACGTCGCAGGGTGGTCGCTCTGTGGTGATCGGCCCCGGCAACGTGATCTTCGCGCAGGGTATCTGGCTCGGCGCCAGCATCGCCAACTCGCGCCACGTCACCAACGGCACTGCGGCTCCGACCACGGGAGACTGGGCGGAGGGCGACATCGTAATCAATCGTGTGCCCGCCAGCGGGCAGCCCATGTGGTGGGGGTGCAGCGTCGCCGGCTCGCCTGGCACCTGGCTACCCGGAGCGAACTACCCATGACCGAGACAGTCGTCTCCCAGCGCAACACCGTCGATGCCGACGGCTTCAGCAACCCGATCAGCCTCGCCGCCAACGCGGAGGCGTCGAGCCACGTCAAGGTCTACGGCGACAACACGCTCCTCCAGATCGGCGTCGATTACACCCTCGACGGTGTCGGCGACACCGGTGACCTCGACGAGATCGCCGGCGTCGAAGTCACCATCGACAGCGCCGTGCTGCTCGCCGACGAATACGACACCTTTACCGTCGAGCACGACCCGCCGCTCGACCAGGACACCGACATCAGCGCGGGCGGCGTGCTCGGACGCGTCTACGAGGCGGGGCTAGACGCCATCGCGCGGCGCCTCCAGGCGCTCGGCGCCAAGGTGGCGCGCACGCTTCACCTGGCCCCCGACACGCAGGACACCAGCGTCGAGCTGCCGATGCCGGAGGATCGCCGCGCACTCGTCTGGGTTCTCGACCAGGACACGGGTGAGTTCAGCCTGGAGAATACCGCTGCCGACCCCGACGGCGATGCGACGACGGCGGCTATCGCCGCACAGGTGGCAGCCGAAGCAGCGCAAGCGGCGGCTGAAGCTGCCGAGGCGGAAGCCTTGGCGCAGGCGCTGCTGGCGTCCGACAGCGCCGATCGCGCCGAGGCTGCCGCAGCGGGGGCCGGCGATCTCACCGCACTGCTGAACTTCCTGTGGCCGGTCGGCGCCAAGCTGGAGCACTTCGGCCCCACGGCCCCTGCCAACTTCCTCGCCTGCGACGGTAGCGCGGTGAGCCGCGCCACCTACTCGGCGCTTTTCGCGGTGATCGGCGAGACCTACGGAGCTGGCGACGGCTCGACCACGTTCAACCTGCCGACCGCCAACGACGGCATCTTCTTCCGCGCTACCGGCGGCAACGCCGCAGCGCAGGGCGTGGTGCAGGCCGAAATGATCGGCCCCCACAATCACGACGCGACGATCGACAACGCTGGCGCCCACACGCACTCACTTACCCGCAACAAGCGCTACGGCGCCAACGACAACGCCTCGGGCAATTCCAACCCCGGCTTCGACGTGGGCGACCAGAACAACGGCAATGTCACCCTGACGACATCGAGCAACGGCGACCATTCGCACACCGCGACAGTGGCGAATAATTCTGGTACTGAGAACCGGCCGCGCAACATGAGCGTGCTCGTCTGCATCAAATACTGAGGAGAGACTGCCGTGACCGACAACGCACTCAAGGCCCTGATCCGCCGCACCGAGACTGACAAGGCCGACCCAGCCGTGCAGTACGAGACGATCATCGGGCACAACCAGGGCAAGCTAACCAAGCCGCTCACTCAGATGACCGTCGGCGAGATCATTGCCGCAAGCGACGGCTGGCGCAAGCGCTTCGGCACGACGTCTGGCGCGGCCGGCGCCTACCAGATCATCAAGCCGACGATGATCGGTTTGGCGAAGCAGCTCGGTATCGACTACGGCGAGAAGTTCACGCCCGCGCTTCAGGACCGCATGGGCGACCAGCTTCTGGAGACCCGTGGCTTCGCGCGCTTCCTGCGCGGCGACCTGACCGTCACCGAGTTCGGCAACGCGCTGGCGCGCGAGTGGGCCAGCTTCCCGGTGCTGTCGACGCAGAAGCGCGGCGAGACCGTGCTGAAGCGCGGGCAGTCGTACTACGACAAGTTCGCCGGCAACTCGGCGCTGATCTCACCTGAGACCGTCGAGGCGACGCTGCTCCAGCTCCGCGCGCCGAAGCCTGTTACCGTGCCGACCTACCAGCCGGGTGACACCGACGAGCCGACGCCCGTCGTGCCCGTCATGGCGGCCATCGACTGGGTGCTCATCGCCCTCGTTATCTTCTTCATCCTGCTCGTCGCAGGTCTCGTCCTATGGCTGCGCTAAGGAGGCGCCTCCACGATGCTGAATACGATCATCCAGTCGGTTGTTCTCAAGTGGCTGCTGCGCCGCGTCCTTGAGCTGGGGCCGATCATCAGCGGCGCGCTCACCTGGTGGGGCGCCCTGTCGCCTGCCGACCAGGCCGGGCTCATCAACATCCTCCAGGGCAACTGGGGGCTCGCCACGCTCGGCGCCGCCGTCAGTCTCGGCGGCTACATCTGGTCCCTGATCGCGACCGTCAAGCCGCACGCCACGGCCGGCGGCGTGCAGGTGCCGACGAGCCAGATGACACCGGCCAAGAAGGAAGCGGTCAAGGAGGCGGTGAAGACCACCGCCGCCAAGCCGACCCTGCTCGACAAGCTGTTCAAGCGGTGACGCGGGCGTAACGCAACCTGTGCGATGACGCCCCCGTTGAATAAGTGAACATAGGACGTGTCGCCCGTGACCGAACAGATTATCCAAGACGTGCAGGCTCACGCCAAGACGATCACCGAGCTGGTCACAGAGCTTAACAAGCTGCGCACCGATCGAGAGAAGAACGATGCGCTGCGGCTGATGAAGGACGAGTACCTTGACGAACGCCTTGATCGGATCGAAGCTAGTATCAAGTCAGTCTACGGCTTGGGAAAATGGGTGCTCGGAGCTTTCGGTGCCGTCCTCTTATCAGCGGCTGCGACGTTTATCGTTCGCGGCGGCCTATTCGGTCCGTAACATGAACCTACTCGCGCTCGCGGTTAAGTCCTTCAGTGCAGCAGTGATCTTCGTCTCGACGATCCTCACCGTCTACACGGTCGGCCCCGGCATAGAGACCTACTTCTTCCCGGTCGTCAGCAAGCTGACGATCGAGAAGATGGAGGCAATCGACGACGGCAGCGCGACGGTCGACGCCTACTTCACCAAGCTGCGCAACTGCGAATACATCGGCATCGCCTGGTATCGCGGCCAGCGCGACGGCGGTTTCGCCCGGGTGCCTCTCGTCCTGACGCGCGCCCCGGGGGATGACAGCAGCCCGAACCGCCCGGTCGGCGCGCAGCGCTCCGGGCCGTGGCTGGTGTCGATGCCGGTGAGCGAGATCAAGGCGAACAGTTTCGTCGAGCTGAAGCACCAGTGCCTCCCCTTCGAGGTCACGACCACCGAGTTCTACCCCTAGCGCACCCACCCCCAGCGTTGCAGCACATTGTAAAGCGGCCGGCACGCCATCATCAGCGCTACACCCAGCCCGCAGATCGGCCACGCCCAGCCAGGCACGGCGCCCAGCAGGCAGTCGAGCAGGCTGCCATCGGTGCCGCCGAGGTCATGCGCCACGCAGCACTGCGACCAGTTCCAGCGGCCAATGCCGTTCGGGAAGCCGGTGCACCGGCCGTCGGCACCGAGGCTCACGTCGAGCAGGCTGAGCGGGCGGGCGACGACCGGATCGCCGATCCACGCATAGGCGATGGCGCCGCCCGCGAGGGCGACGCCTATCCAGAACACGGGGTTGCGCCAGAACTTCACGGCAGCCGCTCCGTCAGTTTAACGCCCATGAAGGTCGTCCCCGTTAGCACGCCACGATCGATGACGGTCAGCGCTATCGTGTCGAACTCATACTGGAGCTTCTTCACCGCTCGCGGGTGCAGCACGATCTCTACGATGGTATCGTCTGGGTCAGCCCCCACGCTCTCGCGTGCGCGGTAAAGGAACTCCGACAGCACGTCGCTGAAGCGCTCGCTCATTTCCACCTCGCCAGCTCAAGGCGCAGTTCGTTGGCAGCCTTCAGCGTGTCGACGCCGATCAGCCCGCCGTGGTTCTGCTCGGCCTGGTTGAGCAGGTCGGCGACCTTCTTGGCACTCGCCAGCAACGCGGCCAGTTTCGGATCATCCTGCATTGCTGCTCTCCTCCAACATCGCCTTGAACAGCAGCAGGTAGACGAGCAGGTCGTCGACCCGCCCGGCGATCGGCTCCAGCCGCTCGCGCTCCTTGCCGTTGCGCTGGTCCTTGATGAACTGCTGGATGGCGTCCCAGTGCTTGCCGGCATAGACGGCCCACACAGTCTCCATCGGCAGCCCGAGGGCGGCGCCGTTGCGGCGGAAGTTGAGCAGGCGATCGTCGTCGCCGGAATACTCGCCGCCCTTCTTCTGGGCGAGCGACTTGATCTGCACGTAGCTTGCCTCGACGAGGGCGGCCCAGCGGTCGTGGGTGAAGCCCGGCAGCGAGCCGCCTGCTATCGGCAGCTCCGCCACGCAGTCGTGTTGCGACACCTCATCGTGCGTGCCTGGGCTGTAGCTGCCGTCGTCGCGCACTGCTCCAAGTCCTTCGATGTACCAGGGAAACTCGGCGCTATACCCTTCCGAGGGCCGCGTTGGGCGGGCAGGGCCTACCTTCTGCCCGTCGCGCGTCTGGTAAAACTTTCCTTCTTCGATCTGCATCGCTCAGCTCCTCCCGCTCGCGCGGCGTTTCTTCCACGCGCGGTGCGCCGGGTTGCGCCGGTGATGCTGGACAAAGTTCCAGCGCGCCTGATGCAGCCGCCACGCTGCCTGCTCCCTGAGCGTATGCTCAAGGAACGCCTCGGCCATTGTCTTCTCCATAGCCTGCACGTCACACCTCCTTCAGCAGCCGCCGGAAAAGCTCCTGGTCAGCCATCTTGTCATGCACCCGCTGGTACTTCATTTCGTCCGTCGTCAGCAAGCCGGGGGCTCGCATCAGGATCGGCCGCGACCAGACCGGGCGGTGCTGCCCCGGTCGGTGGAAGCGCTTGAGCAACTGGTCGTACAGCTCGGCCGACCAGTTGAAGCCGTAGTGGAAAAGCTGGGCGCCGCCGAACTGGAGGTTGAGCCCGTGGCCGGCGCTGGCCGGATGCACGGCGGCGACGTCGAGCCTGCCGTCGTTCCATGCGCGCTCAAACTCCTCGGCCTGCCGGTCGTTCACGCCGGCGCCGAGCCAGCGGATGCCGGGGAAATTCTCCTTGAGGCTGTCGAGATCGGCCTGAAACTCGTATGCCACCATGACCGGCTCGCCGCCGGCCTCCTCGATCATTTCGAGCAGGCGCTCCATCTTCACGTCGTGGTAGCGCTCGATGCCGCGATGCTTGCCTTCGAGCCCGTCATAGAGGAAGCCCTGCACCAACTGGCAGAGCTTGCCTGAGGCGACGGCGAGGTTAGCCGCCGCGACGACGCCGTCGCGCTGCTTCAGGAAGTTGACCAGTTCCTTCATCATCAGCTTGTAGCGCTCGACGATCTCCTCGGGCATGTCGACCCACTCGATAAACTCCGGCCCGTCGTTGAGCGCCGGCAGATCGGGCATGTCGTCGGGGCCGATGGTGAACATCACCCGGTTGGCGTCGTCGATGATCTGCCGCTGCCGCTCGGGCAGGATCGCCCACTTGTAGGCGTTGTAGTCGAGCGGGTAGAAGTTCGCCTGTCGCCACTTGTCGAAGCTGTTGCCCCAGAGATGGCCGGCGGTGAGCAGCTTGACCTGCCCGAACAAGTCCTCGAAGCCGTTCGGCCTCGGCGTGCCGGTGAGACCCCAGCGCGACAGGAACCAGGGGATGATCGGCGCCAGCGCGCGCAGGCGCTTGCCGCGCGGGTTCTTGAAGCGGCTCAGCTCATCGACGCAGAACACCGACCTGCTGAAGCGCGCCGGCTTCTGGGTCTTGGCCCAGTCTACGAACCACTTCGCGTTGTCGATGCCGATGCAGTAGACGTCGGCCGGCTCGCGCAGGAGCTGCGCCCGCTGCACGGCCGAGCCGCCGACGAACACCACCTTCAACCGCTGGAGGTGCGCCCACTGCTTGACCTCGGCCCGCCAGACGAGCTGCGCCACGCGCTTCGGGGCGAGCACGAACATGTCGCGCGCGATCCCGTCGCGCTGAAGCTCCTCGAAGGCGGTGAGCGAGGCGGCAGTCTTGCCGCCACCCATCGGCAGCACGGCGCCGGTGCCCGTACCGGGGCCGGATTGGTCGAACCACACGCCCTCGTAGAGCGCGGTGACGGTGCGCTGCTGGGCGCTGCGGAGATCAGTTTTTGCGCGCATTAGCTTCGGCGCGCTTAACCGCGTCATCGAACTGCTGCGCCTCGAACGCTGCATCCACTGCAAACGGCAGCTTCTCGAACACATCCGCGATGTCGCGGCCCGCCACTGTCAGCGGTGCGCCAGCGGTTGCCACCTTGCCGTTACTAACCTCGACAACTGCAAGCGAGAGAACCGCCAGTCGGCGGCCTTCGGTTGCCGTACCTTGGAGGCGCAACGCTGCGCCCACCATCAGGTCGTAATAGCTGTCGATTAGGTAGCGCTGCTCAGGCGATACCGAGGCGTCAAATATCGCCCCGTCGTCCACGTCCTTGATTTTCTGCGATGACATCGTCGATCTCCTCTCGGTTCTTTGCTACGTAGACCCGCCAGCCTACGTCTCGCATTTCCTTGTGCCGTACGACCTGCAACGCCGAGAGCCTGCCGCCCTTGGGGCGCTTCAGTTCGACGACGAAAGCCGAGACGTGCGGCAGCTTCACCAGCCGGTCGGGGTAGCCCCGCACACCTGGTACCGAGAGCTTGTACGTCATCCCGCCAAGTTCTGCAACGACGTCGTGGCAGTATTTCTCGATTGCGCTCTCCCGCTCGATCATGCTACGAACCCCTCACTGATTTGCAGACCCACGAGGAGATCACATGACCCCGCCCAAAGGCAAGCAGCGCTCGATCCACATGGACGACGAGACCTTCGACCTGCTCCAGGCGCTCGCCGCCAAGCACAAGATCAACAACTCGTCTGTGGTCAGGATGGCGCTGGCGCAGTTCGCGGCCAGCACCGGGCTCAATCACGGCACAGTGCCGCCCGCGAACTGGAGCGAAGCGATCCAGCAGATGAACGCGGCCGAGCAGAAGACCGTCGACCCCGTCAAGAGCACCGGCGCCCGCGACATCGCCCTGCCCGACCCGAAGGTCTCGTCCTTCACCGTCAGTGGCGGCAAGGTGCGGGGCAAGGTGCCGCGCAACGACCGCGAAGACGACGGGCTCGACGTGTGATGCCTAAGTTCACCGACAAGTCTGGGCTTCACGTTCGCCGCGCTCGCTGGCATTACGCCAACGAGGTCGGCACCGTCGAGGTGATCGTGCCCGTCACCCACCTGATCGCCGATCCCGGCAACCCGCAGGGTACGCTGGCTGGCCTCGCCAGCGAGGACGTATTCAAAGCCTACGCTACCCGCCTACTTGAGGAGAGCACCCGTGCCTGACCTTCACTCCAAGATCGTCGGCGGCTCGACCGCCAGCCGCGTGCTGCACTGCCCCGGCAGTGTCGCCATCCTGAACAACATGCAGTGGCAGCTCGACCAGGCAGCCGACGAGCTGCTGGCCTCTGCGCTCACCATGCCGCCCGAGGCAGGCAAGGTGCAGGAGCAGAAGGCCGAGGCCCTGCGCGGCTCGCTCAACCAGTCGTCGAGCTACGCCGACGAGGGTACGCACCTGCACTCCGTCATGGAATACCTGATCCAGCTCGACGAGGTGCTGCCCGACAACAAGGTGTCAAGCGACCGCGAGATCATCAAGATTTTCATGGAGAACGACGTCTCCTTCGACCGGATGCACGACGCCGTGCTGCCGGCCTACCACCAGTTCAACGAGTATCTGGACAAGGTGCTGGCCGAGGATGGCGACGAGTTCCTGCTGCGCGTCGAGAGCCGCGTCGAGTTCCCTGACATCGACGACGCCTTCGGCACCTGCGACGTGCTGATCCGCACGAGCAAGCGGACGATCGTCTGGGACTGGAAGTTCGGGCAGGGCGTGCCGGTCGACGCGAGCTACAAGGTGCCGAAGCCTGCGCCCGACGAGGACCAGTTCGACGAGTTCGGCAATGACCAACTCAGCTATTACGGCGTCGCTGCGCGGCACACACACCCCGAATATTTCGGCGACAGCCCCGACTGGCCCGTCGAGCTGGTCATCTGCCAGCCGCGCCTCCGCGATGAGCCCTCGACCTACACCTCGTCGATCGCCGAGCTGGAAGACTTCAAGCTCGACCTCGTCGAGGCCGTCGAGGAGGCTCTGAACGGCAGCACGACCTACAAGCTGGGCAAGTGGTGCAAGTTCCAGGCGTGCCAGTCACAGTGCCCGCTGCGGGCCGACACGCCCGTCGGGCTGGAGCGGCTGGCCTCGAAGCTGGGCAAGCTGCGTCTAGGCGCCGCCGCTGACGTGGCGGCGCAGGAGCTAGAAGGTACGCCAGCGCGCATAGGCGGCGAGCAGATAGACTACGCCGAGACCCTGGGCCTGATGCTCGACCTCGCCGACATCCTCGAACCCTACCTGAGCGAGGCCGCCAAGCAGGCGTACACCTTCCTCGAAGCGGGCGGTCGCATCCCCGGCTACAAGCTCGTGCCGAAGCGCGCCGGCCACGACAAGTGGATCGACGACAGCAAGGTCGACGCTTTCCTCGGACGGCAGGGGCTCTCGGTCGACGAGCGTCGTGTCGTCAAGCCGATCACGCCGGCCGCCGCCCGCACCTTGCTCAAGTCCAAGGGCGCCGATATGAAGGACGGCTCGAAGGATCGCAAGCTGCTGGAGAAGTACGTCGCGCCGGGCGTCAGCTCGGGCTCGACCATCGCCCGCAGCGACGACCCCCGGCCCGAGTACGTGACATCGAGCGCGGCGGTCGAGCAGATCGCCGCCAAGCTCAAGCAGATCGGCGTCGCTCCGCAGGAGTGACGCTGAACGCCACCTACGGTCGGAGTTGATCGCCCGAACACGAGGTGCGGTGTATGGCTCTTTCGAGAAAGCCACCGCGCGGGTACTGCGATAGTGCCGACTACCAAAACCGAAACAGGAAACTTCAAAAATGAATACGAATATTGCTACTGCCGCCGGCGGCGCCGTCGGCGCCCTCAAGAACCTGAAGGCGGGGCTCCAGAACGTCCGCGACAACACCAAGCCGAAGGGCGGCGAGCCGATCCTCCGCCTCGGCCGTGACGGCAAGTGGATTTTCGGGGCCGACAACCTTGAAGTCGAAGCCGGCTCGACCTGGGCGGTGAACCCGCTCTCGCTCCAGCATGGCTTTCTCTGCTGGAAGGTCATCCCGGAAGGCAGCAAGGACACGCCCGAACTGCTCGGCGAGGAAATGGTCTCCATGTTCTCGACCAAGCCCGACAAGGCGGCGCTGCCCGACTACGGCCACCCGTGGGCTGACTGCCTGTCGTTCAACGTGCTCTGCCTCGACGGCGAGGACAAGGGCGAGCAGGTGCTCTACAAGACGACCTCGACCGGCGGCCTGCGGGCGACGCGCGAGTTCATTGCAGTGCTGATGGATCAGCTCGACAAGGACGAGAGCAAGCCCGTGCCGGTGATCGAGCTGGCGAGCGACCACTACCCGCACAAGCAGTACGGCAAGACCTACTTCCCGGTCTTCAAGGTGGTGAAATTCGTGCCGATGGACGAGGCACCGACCGACGAGCAGGCCGAGGCCGATGCTCCGAAGGAGGAGCCGAAACAGGCTGCTCCGCAGGAGACGACCCGTCGTCGCGGTGCGGCCACGGCGCCGGCTCCCGAGCCGGAAGTCGAGGACGATGCGCCGTTCGGGCCCGACACCGCCCAGCAGAAGGCTGCGCCGGCCGGCGAGGTTCGTCGTCGCCGTCGCGGCTAAGCCGCTAGGCTGAGCGTTAAAGAGCGGGGCTTGCGCCCCCGCTCTTTTTCGCTGTAGCGTTCGACTATGAAACTTTGCACCATACCAGACTGCCAGCGGCACGCGCTGAAGCGCGGCATGTGTAACGCCCACTACCTCCGCTGGTGGCGGCATGGCGACCCCCTGCACGGGCGCGCGATGATGGGCGAGCCGATGCAGTGGATAGCTGCGCTACCCCGCGACAAAGGCGAGTGCATCGAGTGGCCTTTCGGCGTCGCGAACAACGGCAGCGGCACCTCTTATGGATCGGTGCGCTTCGAGGGCAGAGCCCAGATGGCAAATCATGTGGCGGCCGTCGTATTCCACGGCCCCGCGCCAGAGGGGAAACCCTACGCTGCGCACCGCTGCGGCAACTCGCTATGCAGCCGGCCACAGCACATCTACTGGGCCTCCGGCGCCGAGAACCAGGCCGACCGAAAGCTCCACGGCACAGCCGGAAACGATAAGGCAAAACATGTCAGAACTACTGTCAGACCGGATTGAAGATTACTGCTTCATCGATGTGGAAAGTAAAACCCTGCCGCACACGCGCGGCACGGCCGACGAGAGCGTCGTCACCTCGGGCGCCTACCGCTACCGACGCGGCGCTCGGGTGGTGATGATCCAGCACGCCATCGGCCTCGACAAGCCGACGGTCTCGGCCTTCCCCGACTTCGACATCACCCGCAAGTTCATGTGGGCGAAGGGGCGTATCCCCGACGACCTGTGGGAGTTCCACCAGCGGGCGCTGCGGGGCGAGGCGTGGTACGTCGCCTGGAACATGACCTTCGACCGGCTGATGCTCAACACGATCGACGGCTGCGAGATCAGGCCCGACATGACCATCGACGCGATGGCGCAGGGGCTGGCGTCCAACTCGCCGGGCACGCTCGAAGGGGCGTCGCGCTTCGTCGGGCGCCACGGCAAGCAGCAGGATGGCAAGAACCTGATCGGGCTATTCTCGAACGCCGACGGGTGGCAGCAGATCGACATCGCCACCGGGCGCCAGCTTTGGTGCGAGGGCGGTGAGGGCGCCACGCCGCAGTCACAACCCGTCGAGTGGGAGCGCTTCAAGTCGTACGGCGCACAGGACATCGACGAGCTGCGCGCCGTGTTCCAGGCGACGCGCCAGCTCCCGCGCCGCGAGTGGGAGGAATACTGGACCTCCGAGCGCATCAACGACCGAGGGATGGGCGTCGATGTCGACTTCTGCTACCGCGCCGACCTGATCGCCGAGGCGAACAAGCGGCGGCTCGGCATCCAGCTCAAGGCCCTGACCGGCGGCAAGATCACCGCGCCGACGCAGCGCGAGCGGATCGCCAACTGGCTCTACGACAACTGCCCGAGCCCCGAGGCGCGCGACACCCTGGTCAAGGTGTGGGCCGACGAGGACGAGGCGACCTATGACGACCAGCTCGTGCCGGCGAAGCTCTCGGTGGCCGAGGACAACCTGAATAAATACCTGACTTATTACCGCAACCTCGACGAGGCCGAGGGCCTGACCGACGAGGAGTACGATCTGCTCCAGATCGCCGAGGCGCGCAGCTTCGGGGCGTCGGCGACACCCGCCAAGTTCGGCAAGATCGTCGACCAGCACGACGAGGGCCGGTTGAAGGGCCAGTATCGCTTCAACGGCGCGCAGCAGACCGGCCGCTTCTCATCGGTCGGCGTGCAAATCCACAACCTCATTAGGGCCTCCTTAACGGACAAGGAGCATCCTGGCCGCGAGGTCGAGGTGATCGACTTCATCAACCAACTGGAGATCGACTGATGACTGAGTTCAAGCAATACCGCCGCAGGCAAATTGCCGAGCTGCGCCCGTGGCAGCCGGGCGACGACCTGTCGGGCATCAGCGTGTCCGCCGAGGATAGGTGGGCCGGCTCGCCCAAAGCTGGCGACATGGTCGCGCGCAACCCCAAAAACCACAAAGACCAGTGGCTCGTCGCTGCTGCCTACTTCGCAGACAACTTCGAGGAGATCATCTGATGGCAACACCAATAATCGTTCTGCTCGTGCTCATGGCCGCCGGTGTCGGCCTGTGCATCGGCTTCCTGCTCGGGCACAGCGCTGCCTACGAGCGCGCTGACCGGCGCGGCCAGGCCGTCCGGCGCTACCGCAAGGCGCTGTACGACGAACACGACGACATAGAGCGCGCCTATGGCGACATCGACCACTCGCTCGGCGTGCGCTTCCACCGTTGACAGTGCTGTGGCGGTACCGTAAGGTGCCGCCATATTCGTTCTGAGGAGAACCTGAATGCCGCGTAAACCAGAGGCGCCCCGCGCCCTCGACCTGACCCGCCAGTCGCTGCTCGGCCCCAGCGCGCACGTCGGTGACGCCCTCCAAGTCGCCTTCGACTTCTTCAACACGCGCCTGTTCGACAGCCGCCTACCTCGTGCCATGATCCTGCTGCACCGCAAGAAGAACGCCAACGGCTACTTCTGGCCGGAGCGCTTCGGTCATCGCCACGACGGCGAGATCACCTCGCTGCACGAGATCGCGCTCAGACCAAATACACCTGCCCGACGTGCGAGATGAACGCCTGGGCGAAGCCCGGCGCGCACCTCGTGTGCGGCGACTGCGAAGAAGACCTAGAGGAGCAAGAGTGATGAAACTTAATGAAGCGATCAAGATCATGGAGCAGGGTGGTAGCTGCCACCCTGACTACTTCGGCCCCGGCTGGTGCATGATAAAGCTAGGCGGTCACTTCTGGGACGTTAACCCCGTCACCGGCTCTCAGCTTTGGCACACGATGGAGGCGCGCGACGAGGTCGCCATCTGGGCCGAAGGCAAAGCGCCGCCGCGCGAGGAGATCGAGTGATGCCGAAGACCCTGACCAACACCCTGCCAGACGAGCCCGTGTGCGACTGCGATGGGGCGACCCCGCGCCAGATGCTCGACCGCGCGCTCGCCGACTTCCAGCGTCGTGTCGACGACGGCGAGTGCTTGCGCTCGCTCTACCTGGAGCTTGCGCTCGGCGGGCTTATCGCGGCTGCTATGATCGGCGCCGACGACACCGACCTGCTGCCCGACACGCACATAGCCGAGCTCGGCCGCTCGCTCATCCCGCACGTCACGCAAGACCTGATGGTTTACCTGACCATGCAGGTCGCCGACATCTGGGACGCGCCAGCGCCGGAGGCCCGCAATTGACCCGCGTCTATTTCAACGAGATCAACCCCTACAAGGCGCAGTGGCTGCGCAACCTGATCGCGGCGGGGCACCTGCCCCGCAACAGCGTGGTCGACGAGAGGAGCATCGAGGATGTCCTACCCAGCGAAGTCGCCGAGTTCGACCGAGCCCATTTCTTCTCAGGCATCGGCGGCTGGGGCCTCGCCCTCGAACGCGCCGGCTGGCCCGACGAGGCAGGCAAGGTCTGGACCTGCGGCTGCCCGTGCCAACCTTTCAGCGCGGCAGGCAAAAGAGGCGGGTTTGCTGACGAGCGGCACCTTTGGCCTGCGCTCTACCATCTCGTCGGAGAGTGCGAACCTGATGTCCTCCTTGGCGAGCAGGTTGCAAGCCTCGACGGCCTCGCTTGGCTCGACCTTGTACAAGCTGACATGGAAGCGGCGGGCTACGCCGGCGGGGCGACTGATCTATGCGCTGCGGGCTTCGGCGCGCCGCACATCAGACAGCGACAGTGGCTCACCTTCGAGCGGCTGGCCGACGCCGACGGGGCGGGACTGGAAGGACGGCGGCTTTCAGCCGAACGTGCCGATCAACTCCCTGCTTGGCAGGGTGGCGTGGTTGGCGGGCTGGCCGACGCCGATGGGCGGAAACTCGGGCACGCCGAGCTACAACGCGACGAACAGCACGGACAGCAGCCGCAAGACGGAGGCGCTGGTCGGGAAGCAGGTGGCGGGGGCGAATGTGGAGCTGCTGGAGGGCTGGAGCGGCCCGGCCCGGTTAACGGCCAGTGGGGAACTGTCGACTGGCTTTACTGCGCAGATGGCGCTTGGCGCCCGGTTGAACCCGGCACACTCCCGCTGGCTCATGGGATACCCGGCCGAGTGGGACGCCTGCGCGCCTACGGAGAAACCATCAGCCCGATCGTCGCGCAAGCGGTAGCCGAGGCATATCTCGAACACAAGGGGTGGGTCTGGTGAAGCACGTCAAGCACCGCACGATGAAGGGTGTCATGCCGCCCGAGCAGCAGTGCCTGGGCAAGGAGCCCTTCGCCAACGGCGCCCTGGCGCACCGCACGGCCGAGCGCATGGCGTCCAAGCGCAAGCGGCGCGGGCAGATCGAGGTCTACCGCTGCCCGCACTGCGGCAAGTTCCACATAGGAGGGTCTTACAAGTGAAACAGCAAGTGTACGAGAGCGCACTCGACCGGATCGTCACGCTCATCCACTCGACGATGGTAGCGTTCCCCGACAGCTACGAGCCAAAGACCGACGAGGAGCGCAAGCTATACAACTTGGTTGTGCTCCTCGACGACAAAGCTCGCGAGGCGTTGCGCAAATGATCACCCGCAAGCCGCTCGGCGTCCCGCGCAAGGCTGACGGCGAGTACGCCACCACTGAGAGCCAGCGCAACCATGTCCAGCGCCAGCGCGACCGCTATGCCGCAGCGGGGCTGGTGCAGGTAAGCGTCTGGATACCCGCCGAGAACAAGGCCGAGCTGATGCAGGACTGCGCCCGCCTGCGGGTGGCACACCTGAAGCACGTAGGCTACTGGGATAGGAGCGACGAATGACCCGCCAGCTCGACGACGCCTTCCTCGACGAGCTGGCGGCCTACGGGCCGATCGGCAAGACGCTCGGCATGGTGATCCGCCCGGCGTTCGTCGCGCCGCAGGGCAAGACCTTCGTCTGGGGTGACTGGAGCGCCATCGAGGCGCGCGTGCTTCCTTGGCTCGCCAATAGTCCGGGCGCCGAGAAGGTGCTCGACATCTTCAGGACCAACGACCTCGACCCCTCGCTGCCCGACATCTACAAGATCACCGCCGGCGAGCTGCTGCACAAAGACCCACGCGAGGTGACGAAGCCCGAGCGGCAGTCGCACGGCAAGGTGCCCGTGCTGTCGCTCGGCTTCGGTGGTGGCGTCGGCGCCCTCCAGAAGATGGCCGTCAACTATGGCGTCTACTTCGACGAGGATGCCTCGAAGGCCCTGGTGACGTCGTGGCGCGACCGCAACCCGTGGGCGCGCGAGTTCTGGGGGCAGTTCCGCACCGACCCCTCGGGCGAGGTGACGCACGCCTCGGGCCTGTGGGGCGCCTGCCTGATGGCGATCCGCAACCCCGGCACCATCCACGAGGCCGGCCGCGTCGCCTACGCCTACGACCCCGACTACATGGGCGGCACGCTGTTCTGCGCGCTGCCGTGCGGGCGCCTGCTGACCTACCCCGACTGCCGGATGCGCACGCGGAAGGTGAAGAACAAGGACACGGGCGAGGAGACGGAAGTCACCGCGCTGTGGTACCGCAAGGGCTTCGGCTGGTCGGCGCTCTGGTACGGCAAGCTGGCCGAGAACGTGACGCAGGCGGTGGCCGGCTCGATCATGCGCGAGACGCTGGTCCTGCTCGATCGCAGCCCGCCACGCCACGCCGAAACCGTAGGGCACACGCACGATGAGATCGTGATGGAAGCCGTAGACGACGCCGGCTGGGTGAGCGACGTGAGCCGCCACCTGGAGGACGCAATGCTCGCCCGCCCCGACTGGCGGCGAGACCTGCCTCTTGCCGTCGAGGTGACGAGCAACTGGTACTACACCAAAGACCCAACCATAGAGGAGTGACAACAATGATTACCCGATCGAGGCTCATCGAGCTTCAGAACGCTTTGAACACCGGCGTCGGCTTCAGCATCTTTTACACCAGCGGCGCCGAGTTCAAGGCGTTAGTCGACGAGCTGATCGACCAGCGCGCCGATCGCGTCAAGCTCCAGGGCGAGATCGAGCGCCTAGCGCACGAGCTGAACAAGGCGACCGCCAAGCTCGGCCTGCTCGGCGACACGGTGCCTGAAGGTTTCACGGCGCCCGAGGCGCGCGGCTGGAGAGCCGGCGACACCTTTATTAACACGGACACCGGCGTCGCGTCGTCAGCGGCCTTCTTGCGCGAGGCAGGTGAGATCGAGGCGCTCGCGCAGCGGCTCGCGAAGGTCGAAGACCTGCTCGTCGTGCACAAGGACATCTTGCGTACGCACCGCGAGCGGTGCGTCGGGCTCGACCAGCGCATCGACAAGGCGTGCGAGATCATCGGCGGGCGCATCGGCGGGCTGGAGGAGCAGATCGGCGGGCTCGATCTCGCCATCAAAGGGCTGTTCGTCCGCGTTGCTAAGCTGGACGCGCCCGCTTTCCCGAGCGGCGCGGCGACGCCCGTCGAGGATGCGATCGCGCAGGCCGAGGCCGAAGCGTGGACTGCCGCCGTGGTGCAGGAGCCCGTTGCGCAGGTCGAGGAGCCCGGCGCCGAGAGCGACACCAGCCCGCCGCGTCGCGGTGATCGTGTGCGGCTCGAAGGGGCGCGCTCAGTGGGTAATCACCTGCTTGAGGACCGCTGGTACGACGTGCTTGGGCAGCAGGAACCGGACGCCGTTTTCCAAGTGCGCGAGTTCGTCGGTGACGTTGTCGGGTTGCACCTGTTCTGGGTGCCGAACGACAGCCCCGGTCTCATGGAAGTGCGGCGCGGCGCCGCCAAGCTGCCCGAATGACCTGGTCCGCCATGTCACCGGCAGAGAAGCGGGAGGCGGCGACAGCCGCCACCCGCACCATGACCTACCGCGAGGCTGCGGCTTCGCTCGGCACGACGAAGGGAGCGATCGCCGCTGCGCTGTTCGCCGTGAACCACGCCAGCGACGCGCCAAGGACGCGGGGGGTTGTCGCCGAGCACACGCCGAGCCCGCTGACGCGCGAGCGGCTGGAAGACTTCGCCGCGCGGGTCGGCAGGGTGTTTCACGTCAGCCCCAGGCTGATCCTGGCCGGCGACCGGGGGCTGCTGGCGAGCATGGGGCGGCACGTCACCATGTACCTGATGCTGCAACTGCCGCGCCCTGCCTGCCGGGAGACGGCGACCGGCTGGAGGAAGACCAAGCCGCACGACCGAGGGCTCACAGAGCTGGCGAAGCTATCAGGCTTCGACCACACGGCGATCTGGCATAGCGCGAACGTGGTGGAGGACTTGCGGGACGACCCGCCCTTCGACGCCGCGATCAGCGCGCTTGAGCGAGACCTCGGGCTGGCCTAAGAAAGAGACCCCCGGTTGACGGCCGGGGGTCTGAGTTTTTCACATCTTGGGAGGATGTCCATGCGGGACAACACCACATATAGCGTGCTCGATCTGCGCACGCAACTAGTCGCCAACGGTTACAGCCCGCTGCCGAACGTCGGCAAAGCCTGCTACTTGGAAGGCTGGCCGAAGGTCGAGATCACCCCCGAGGTGATCTCGCGCTGGTCGCGCCGGCACTCCCGCTTTCAGGACACCGGCCTGCGCGTCGAGAACGGCCTCGCCGTCATCGACCTCGACATCGACGAGGAGAGCGGGTTGACGATGGCGGCCGAGGCCATCGAT